CCTGTGCCGACATGAACCGTTGGCCTTGGCGCGTTTCGCGCGTTCGTGATTGACGGCTCTGCCGCAGAAATCTAGGGAAACCGCCACCGCCCCCGTAGCTCAGCAGGACAGAGCGACGGTTTCCTAATTCGTGGACAGCACGGCGCGACGGCACAGTGAAAGGCGCGGAAATCTGCCGGAAAATCATTGTGCGTCGCCTGCAGACCGTTGCTCCTGTGCCGCTCTTTGTGACACCCCGAAGCGGGCGGCTTTCGCCACCTCGGGCGGCACGAAGTCGAGATAGCGCTCCGTCGTCGTGATGCTGTCGTGCCCCATTTCGCCTTGCAGATCGTAGATGGAACCGCGCCCCTTGCGCAGATATTCCACCGCGAAAAGGTGGCGGAAATCATGGTGGCTGAACGGCTGAAAGTCGCGCCCGTCGCGTGCCGCTTTTTGTGCCACCCTCCGCATATATCCCCCGATCCGGCTGGAGACATCCTTGAAGCGCGCGCCGGCCCCTTTCCAGAAGACATAGGGCTTGCCGATGTAGCGCGGCTGGCGATCGATGATCTCGATCGCGCGATCGGTCAGCGGGATCGTGCGGACCTTCTCGCCCTTGCCGTTGACGATGGTGATCAGGCGCTCGGTCCGGTCCACATGCGCGTGGTGCAGGCCGCAGACCTCATCGAGCCGCATGCCGTTTTCGCGCGTCAGCTCGCACATGTCGACGATCCGGCCAGGCATCTTCGGGAACATCTCAGCGATGGCGTCGGGCTGCGGCAGCACGATGCGGACGACTTTCTCCGGCACGATCCGGCGCCGGTTGATCGCGGTGGCCGGATTGTCGGCGATCCAGCCTTCGTCGATCGCATGGTTGAAGACGCTCGACAGGGCGGTAAGGTCGCGGCGGATGGTGGCGTTGGTCACGCCGGCGCGCTTGCGCTCCTTGATCATTTCCTTGACGATGTCAGCGGTCACCTGCTGGATATCGAGGTGGTCGAGGAAGCCGCGCAGCTGGCGGAAGCTCACCGCGTAGCGCTTGAAAGTCTTGTCGCCCAGGCTGCCGGCGACATTCTCGTTCCATGAGACGACGGCTTGCGGCCATGTGATCGGGCCGGCGATCCCGTAGACCGCTTCGTCCTCGATCGATTCCCTCAGCGCCTTGAGGCGCTTTTCCGCGATCCGCTCAGAACGTGTTCGTAGGCTCTGTCGATATTCGACGCCCCGGACCTTGAAACGCGCCCAATAGATCCCGTCGCGGAGGTAGGTGTTTTTCGGCATGGCGCCTTCCTGTTGATCCGGGTCGCCCACGCCCTGAGCTCGGCCACGATGAACAGCCAGCGGCCGGCGGGCTTGGACGCGCCCGGAATCGAGCGTGCAAGATCTTGCAGCGTGCGCTTGGAAATGCCGGTGATCAAGGCCGCCTGTGAAATTCCGCAGCGCTCCGGGTCAGTCTGCATTTTCGCTGTTGCTCATGAGGTAGGATCGGACGCGCTGGCCAAGGGAGGTAAGTTCACCACAAATTGGTTCGGCGATGTCCTCCGAAAGATCTTCTATGATATCTGGATGATCCTCATACTCGGTGGTCAAGACCCAAGATTTGGCGCCGAAGATTGCGCCTCTAATTGCCAAGCGCTGGACTTCCGTCAGCCCTTTCGCGATCTCCGCCAATGCCTGGGGTGCAGTGTCGGTCATGGATTTGGCCTTCCGCAATGACGACAGTATTTTGTAGTCACATCCGGCGGGAATTTGAGCGGCTTGCTAAAGGCCAATTTGATGCGTTGCCAAACGCTCACCCTTCCGCTCCCTGATCGAGTGCTTGGCGGGCGCTCCTCTCTAACGCATCCAGCCATCTAAGGGTGTTCGCTTGGGGCGACCATTCGGGCCATGAGTGCGCCTCAGGGTCCAAACCTTGCAATTTGCATATCTCTGCGTGGGCCGACGCCAGATCGCTCCGAAACTGAGCGTAGGGCTTGAGCGCTTTTTCCAGCGCCTCCGTCAACCGCGCATTCGCGGCTTCGGTCTTGGTGGCGCGGGCTTGGGCCTCATCCCGTGCAGCCCTTGCTGTGGCAATCGCAGCATTCGCCAAGCCAGTAAAATTTCGCCTCCGATACTCTTCGATCTCAGCCTTCAGCGCCTCAACCTCACCCTCCGCCGCGCTGGTTGCTGCGATGCGGGTGTTCCATGCGGTGATGGCTTCGGCACTGGTTGCGCCATAGGTCTGAACGTGATGCTTATTACCGCAAACCACCCCAAAAGCGCCGCGAGCGAGATTGCCGTTTAGCTTAGGCGCGCCGCCGCAAAGTGGACAGGGCTTCAGCGTCACCCCCTCGGGCGGCAGGGGCGTGGGATTGGTGGTCATGGGTGTGGCCTCGTTGCTCATGCGATCGTAAATCCCTTGCGGTAGCGCAGCGCCATGTAGGCGGTGGCGCTCATGCGGCCGGCGGCCTTGTCCTCGCTCGCCCAGCGGCGCATCAGATGCTCGGCGTCGCGGCGGGCCTCGCGGCCGGTGGCCTTGTCGCCGCGGGTGCCGCCGCGGGTGATGTGGGCGGCGATGGCGAGCGGGGCGAGCACGCGCCCGCGCACGGTCATCCGGTTCTGGAAGCTCGCCTGATGCGCGCCGCTGCAGAAGATCTGGCGGGCGTGGGCCGGAGCGAACTCGATCATGCACTCCGGGCAGTGATGGCGCGGATAGGCGATCGGCGCGAAGCGCGGCGTTTGAGAGGCTTCATGTAACATGATGGGGGCTCACGCCTGATCGCCTTCGATTTCGTCCGCCCAGCCGCGATTGTCATTGTTGGGCGGGAGGTGGAGATAGCCATGCTCGGCGTCGCGCGACGGGCATTTGAGCGTGTGATCCGCGCGCGCCCGGCATTCGATACAGGTGTAGGAGAGCGGATCGGGCTGGCCGGTCACAGCAGCGATCCCCGCCCGCGTATCGCCGCTGCCGGGAGCGTGATGACGTCCGGCTCTGCCGCGGGAGCGAGGGCGCGGGCTCGGGCGTCGGCGGCGGCGCGCTCGCGCAGCCGGATCGTCATCTCGGCGCAATCGACATGGTTGGGCCAGGGCCGTTGCTGGTGCCAGAGCAGGATCTCGACGCCGTCGGCGATCGTGACATTGCGCGGATCGTCGGGATAATGATCGGCGATCGCGCGCCAGACGCGGGCGAGACGCGCGAGCTCCTTGCGCTTGGCCTCGCCGGAAACCTCGTGGCCCGGCGCTCCGGCGAGGGTCACGACGAAGCGCCAGTCGGCGGCGATGGCGTAGAGCGTTTCGAGCCGCAAGGCGGAGGCCTCGGCCGCCACCTCGCCCGACGCGACCCGCTCTTCGGCCACCTGCGCCCACTCCGCCGCAAGCCATGCCGCAAGCCGCGCGTGGCGGGGAAAGTCGAAATACCAGGTCATGACGCGCCGGTTGCCTTGGCGATGACGGCTGCGATCTGGCGCAGCTCGCCCATAGTGACATCAACGGACACGGTCACATGATCGTGGATGTTTCGATTGGTGAGGCAGACGTTTTCAGGCAGGCAGCGTTTAAGCGCATCCAGTAACTCAGGCGCGGCCGCAAGCAATTGGCCGTCGGCCTGCGCGTTGGCGCCGAGCGTTGATATGAGCGCGACGATTACACCGCCTGGAGCCATGATGGGCATGAAGCCATCGAGCGCCGCAGCCGACAGCCGATACGGTCCTTTGGTGTGCTTCGTGTTCATGCGCCGAGCCAATCGCGCAGGAGCGGGAGAGCGTAGTTGACGGCGAGCAGCGCGAGCGCGAGGCCGGCGCCGCCGATCAGGGCGCGCGCGCCATCCAATATGTCGGCGCGGACGGAGGCGCGCGGCGCGCAGGCCGGGCAGGTGCAGCGGCCAGAGCGGGTAGCGGAACGGGCGACGAAGCGGCTGGCCATCTCAGGCGGCCTTGCGGAGCGTGCAGAGGAAGCCGTTTTCGTGCTGCGGCACCCGCGAATAATAGCGCTGGACGACGCGGGTCATCGGCGTGAAGCCGTTGCGCTGCATCATCGCGTCGAAGGCGTCGATGGTCACGCGCGCGTCGAGATCGTTGGCGATCAGCCAGGCGAGATAATCCTCGTAGAGCGTGCGGGTGTTGGTGAAGCCATGCTCGCCCGGTGCCCGCCAGTGCGGTTCGCGCGTGACGCGCTCCATCGTCCAGCGCCCGAACGGCTTGAGCTTGACGTGGGCCGGATCGGCCAGCTCCTCGCGGGTGGCGATGCGGCGCGGGCCGCCTTCGACCGAGATCAGGAAGCTGCCGTTGCGGTACGGCTCCTTGATCGTGCAGCGCCGCAGGTCACCGGTGCCGGGCTCGACCCAATAGGCCGGGCTGTCGACGGTGCCGAAAGGGGGTGGATCGGCGGAGATTGAAGCAAATTGCATGGTCGCCTCCTTCGTGGAGGCGATATAGCGCTATGAAACGTAGCGCGTCAATATGTTTTGTAGCGCGCAGCTATTGGGTGCTGAGATATCCCTGTTCATTGTTGCGGGCGCAGGCTCCAATCATCATCCAGTCATGACCGCCGTATCGCGCATACTCATGGTAACAGCCGGCAAGTGAGCTGCGCATGCCTTCATCCCCCCGATAGCGGTTCCAGATAGCTATAAAGTCGTGGGCTCCCTGGTATGCATTACGAGTGCATGCACCCCTCATCATGTAGTCATTTGGATATTCGCCGGCACAATAGGTTTTGGTTTCGCGCTTAATGCGCTTTTCGGAGGCATCGTCAGCTGTAAATATCGGTGTTGGCTGCGTAAGATTTAACGATGTCAATTGTGAAACAGGCGCGGATCTGGGAATAATCATTGGAACGATGAACCAGAAGACGAAACCCAAGATTGCGAATGTAACAATTACATTTCCAACCGAAGATATTATTTTTGCCCGCTGGCGATCCGCAATTTCTTGCGCGCTGAAATTGTGGTTGCAAAAGCGGCAGAGTTTTGCCTCAAATCGTACTGGCTCGGCGCAGCGTGGACATGGTTTGTGACCTGCCTTCACATGCGCCTCCCGACCCAAATAACCTTTCCGACGATATATACATCATCATAGTCAGCTTCCTGTGGCGGCACCGCAGGGTTGTCGGAGAGAATAAGGTAACGGTCACCGCTGCTTCCTTTGATCCGCCTCAGTCGCTTGATCATTCCCGCGCCAGCATAGGTGAGTGCCCAGATCTGATCCTGCTGCGCGACGCGATTCTGCGCGGCATCGATCAGGATCATGTCGCTCCGGAGCAAGGTCGGCTCCATGCTTTCGCCGTGGCCGGTCGCAAGAAACAGGCGACTGACTGGCGAGCGGGTGACGCTTCGCAGAAAATCACGCTGAAAAGGGACGAAGCCGGTTTCGGGATAATCCTCGACGATTGCGCCGTCGCCCATCGCGTAACTGATGTCGACCTGACGAACGTACTCAATGCCGTATTTCTCGACCAGCAGTTCTGGTGTGCCGAATTCTCCTGGGGGCGGCCGTTCGGGCGGTTCAGTGTCAGGAAGAGGTCCGCCACGCAATAACCAGTCAGTCGGTACGTTCAACTTTTGAGCGAAGGCGGACGCGTGTTTGGCGTAAGCATTCTGGTTATTTTCGTAGGCGCGATAGGTGACTTCCTTCATCTGCATTGCGCGCGCAAATTCCGCTGCTTCATCAAACACACGCTCTCGCGCCCACTTCAACCGCCCGCCCGGCGATTCGATATCGTAATCATCCATGGCGGCTACGTTGCACAATGTAGCGCTACAAATCATATTGCCACGTAGCGCTACGTTTGATAGCACGCGACTCATGCATCAGGAAACGATCCGAGCAATAGGCGGCGCGAAAGTGGTTGCCGACGCCTTGCGCGGGCTGGGATTGCAAATCGAAGACGTGACGGTCCGATCATGGACGCTCGCGGGCCGCTCGATCCCAGCGCGGTATTGGACGCATATCGCGGCGATCGCCGAAGAGCGCGGAATTCAATTCTCGATCGAGGATGCGGCTCGCGCTGTCGCCGTCGAACCCGGCGCCAAGGCTGAGGCGGCATGAGCGTCGGTTTGACAGAAGCGCAGCGGCGCGCCGCAATCGCAGGCAGCGTCTTTCTGAGCGTCTTTGTGGCGCAACAGCGTGCCGTAGCTGCGTCCGCAGCGGCAGACCGCCACCAGGATGCGGCGCGCGGGCGTGTGCGGGAAGCGTTCGTCGAGGGTCACCTCTCCGCCGTAGCATTTTCTTCATCCGTCGTGGAGGCCGCATGACCGCGCTCGCGATCCGCGTCGCCCGCTGGTGGCGTGGACGGGCGGCCGTCCGGCATCGCCTCGATCTGATCGAGGCGATGGGCGATGCGACGCCGCGCATGAAGCCGCAGGGCAAGCCCGCGGACCCTCTCCGCGCTTTTGGGCAACCAGGCAAGGCAGTTTCTCATGCCGCCCAGTTAGGCGGGGAAGGGCGGCGCGATCATGGGTGACGGTGTTCGTTTCGGTTACGATCCCATTTCGGCACAGGCGGACCTGTTCCGGCTCTATGTCGGGCCGGGGCGGCGCTTTTCCTGGGATGCGCTGGCGGACGCGACCGGCATCCCGCTCTCCACGCTCAAAAGCTATGGCCGCGAGACGGCGCCGGCGGCGATGCCGTTCCACGCCGCGCTGCGGCTGATCGCGGTATTGCCGGCCGAGGCGGGCAACATGATGCTCGCGCCGACCGGCTACAAGCTGGCGCCGATCGAGCCCGATGCGGATGATTGGAACGGCATCGGCGCCGAGGCATCGATGCTGACCTTCGAGATTTGCGACGCGCAGCGCGACGGGCGGATCGATCATCTGGAGGCAGGGCGGCTGAGGGCGCGGACGGCGTCGTTGCTCGCCAAGGCAGCGAGCGTGCTCTGATGCAGCGCCAGGGGGGCAATCAGGGGGGAGACAGCGCCAGCGACGGACGGCCAGCGCCGGGGCGCGAAGATGCTCCGTCCGAGCTGATCGAATGGGCGCGCGGTGCCGCGCCAGGGGACGAGCTGGTCTATGCCGAGGGCGTGATCAGCGTGCGCGGCTCGGTTGCGGGGGTCCGCGCGGGCGCGCTGCAGGCGGCTGGGCTGGTCCATCTGTTCCAGACGGGGCGGCCGGGATGCCGCAACTATCATGCGCGGCGCACCTCGAAACCGTTCGCTGAGGCGCGGCGGCTCGCCCCGCTCGCGCGTGCGGCGCAGCGGCGGGCGGAGCAGGAGACGGCGGGCGTACTGGGTGTGCTCAAGCGCGCAGCGCAGCGCGGCGAGACCTGCCCGAGCAACGGGACGATCGCGCGGATCGCGGGGCTGACCGACAAGGCCGTCGCTTCCTACCGCATCCGCTGCCTGCAGAGCGCGGGGTTGATCCAGGTCGACATGCTCCCGGCGGCGCCGTTCCGGGTGGTCACGATCATCGCGACCGGCATGTCCACCAGCGCGGGGGCGATCGAGAGCCAGCCCGATCGCGGCGGTTCCGGGGCGCCTGAACTTGGGATGCTTCCGCCCGCTTCGATCTTTCCGCCGGCTCAAATTCAGGCGCAGCCTGTCCAAACTCAGGCGCCGCCGGCGGCGCCAAAACAGCCGCGATCGCGCACGCGGGCATCGGCGGACCAGTCACCAAAAAGGGCAGAGGCATGATGGAGAGGATCGATGAGCTTCCTGGGCGGGATGATCGTGGGCGCGATGCTGATGGTGTTGGGCATGGCGGTGGCCGTGACGATCGCGGTGCTGCGTTTCGCGGCAACGGGAAGGTCGCGGTGATTGATTGGCTGCTCGCCCGCGCCAAGGCCGTGATGGCGGCGCGCGAGCCCGATTTCGTGATCGGCGAGCCGCAGCGCCCCTATCTGCGGCGCTGGTTCATCATCCCGCGCAATCCGCTGTGCAACATCTACCTGCACGAGATCCTGCGCTCGGATGACGATCGCGCGCTGCACGATCATCCGTGGTGGAACTTCACAATCATCCTGCGCGGCGGCTATTGCGAACATACGATCGACGCCGGGGGCATCCATCATCGCCGCTGGCGCTGGCGTGGCGATATGAAGCTGCGCTGGGCGCGTGCCGCGCACCGGCTGGACGTGCCGCGTGACGGCGGGCCATCGACCCTGACGATGTTTTTCACCGGACCACGTATCCGGGCGTGGGGTTTCCACTGTCCCGATGCCGGATGGGTTCACTGGCAGGAATTTACGAAGGCGACGGATAAGGGTCAAATTGGCCGGGGCTGCGGCGAATGAGCAGCGTCATGAAGAGCGGCGTCGTCATCTCCACCAAGGAGACGGCCGGCACCTATGATGCGCTCGAAACCGCGAAGCCCGGCGAGCCGATCTTCGTGCTGCAGGGCGGCGACATGTTCGCGCCGGCGACGGTGCAGCATTGGGCCGATCTGGCGCGGCGGGCCGGCATGGCCGAGACCGACCAGGCCAAGGCGGTCAGGTTGCTGGAAAAGGCCTCGGCGGCGGAGATCGTCGGATGGACGATGCGGGCCTATCAGCGCGGCGAGGAGAGCGGGCAGGCGCAGGCCGAAAAGCGCGTTTCCTCCCAGGATGGGGTGACGCTCGCCGACAATCAGGCCACGCAGCAGATGGTCGCCGCCACCGCCAAGCTCCACAATGCGGCGGCGCTGATCGAGGATGTGCGCGAGATGTTCACCACCGCGCCTGCGGATGGGGTGAACGTCGCCCTGCGCGACGACATGGTCAAGACGTTGGGCGGCGTTCGTGATTTCGTCAACGACCTCGCCGCCGAGATCAACCCGCGGAAGCCGCGCGAGGAGGTTCTCAACCAAGCCAGGATGGAGGCCGTGCATGTCACGAAGTGATCCCGCTCGAAAAATTGCGCACCAGAAGAAAATGGCCGGGAAGAATCGGCGCCGCGAGGAGGCATACTACTTTCGTGGCAATGCCGTTTATGATGATCGCGCCAACAGCAGCCCAATTTATCGCAAGGGCATTTGGCCACGACGCAAGGTCGCCGCTCCCGGAAGAATGGGCTGATGGCGCGATCCGATCCCGCCGAAATGCAGCTGAGCCTCTCCGGCGATGCGCTGCGCAAGGCGCTGGCGCATGCGCAGAATGTGATCGACCGCGCCAAGAAGATCCCGATCCTCGGCCATGTGCTGCTGACCGCACTGGACGAAGGCGTGCTGGTGATCAGCGCCAACAATCTCGACATGCAGATCAGCGAAGCGGTCTCCGCCGAGGTGGCGCAGGCCGGGGCGATCACCGCCGACGGCCAGCTGCTTTACGAGATCGCGCGCAAACTGCCTGCCGGTCAGCAGGTGACCATGACGCTCGCCGACGGGCGGCTCGGCGTCTCCGCCGGCCGCGCGCGCTCCAAATTGCCGACGCTGCCGGTCAGCGATTTCCCGCTGATCCGCATGGATGCACCATCAGCCAGCTTTGAGCTCCCCGCCAAGGCGCTGGCGCGGGCGATCGGGCAGGTGCGTTTCGCGATCGGCGACCAGCCGGCGCGGCCCTATCTCAGCGGCATCTACATCCATGCGGCGGCGGACGGGCTGCGGCTGGCGGCGACGGACAGCCTGCGGCTGGCGGCGACCCGGATCGATCTGCCCGAGGGGGCGGAGAAGCTAAAGGGGGCGATCCTGCCCGCGAAGTTCATCGCAGAGCTGGCGCGGCTATTGGGCGAGCAGGAGGACTCCACGGCGACGCTCGCCTTGTCTGACCGGCTGGTGACCGCCTCGCTCGACGATATCACGCTCACCGGCAAGCTGATCGAGGGGAATTATCCGCAATATGAGCGGATCATCCCCCAGGCCAACACCCATGTCATTGTGGCGGACGCGGATGCGCTGGCGGACGCGGTCGATCGGGTCGCGACGGTTTCGGCCGACAAGGTGCGGACGATGCGGCTGGCGGTCGAGGGCGCGCAGATCGCGCTTTCAGCGCAGTCGTTCGAGCATGGCGCGATGACCGACGAGCTCGACTGCGAGCATGAGGGCGATGCCTTCTCGGTCTTCTTCAACAGCAAGCATCTGATCGAGCAGCTGCGCCTGATCGACGGCGCCGCGACGATCGCGTTCGGCGACAAAGCCGGCGAGGCCGCGCTGTTCACCACATCGGCCGCACCCGAGGCGAAATGGGTGCTCGGCACGCTCGGAAAGGAAGGCTGATGCTTCGTGAACTGGCGAAAGCGATCGCGCTTGGCGATCTGGCGGAAGCGGCGCTGATCCTCGACGTCGCCGCGCGGGACAGCGTCGGCAAGAGGGCGGCCATTCAGCGCGGGCGGCATGATGCCCATTGCGAGCGTCAGCGCGAAGCCGCGCGGGCACGGCCGCAGCCGTCCGCGATCGATCCGCGCGTCGAGGTGGACGCGCGATGAGCGACGCCTATCGGGCCTTTCTTGCGCGCAAGGCGATCGTCGATCCGCCGACGGGGATGGACCCGACTGGCGTCAATCTGCCGGAGGCGATGTTTCTATTTCAGCGAGACATCGCGCGATGGGGGTTACGGCGCGGACGTGCGGCACTGTTTGCCGGGACCGGGCTCGGCAAGACACTGATAGAACTTGGCTGGGGCACGCCTGTGGTTCGCGAGACGCGCAGGCCGTTGCTGCATCTGGGTCCACTGGCGGTTTCACAGCAGATCGTGCGCGAGGCTCAGAAGTTCGGGATCAGGGCGCGGCTGATTGACCGCCCCGGCGACGAATGGCCGAACGAAATCACGATTACGAATTATCAAAAGCTTGACCGTTTTGACATCAAACGCTGCGGCGGGGTCACCCTGGATGAATCGAGCATCCTCAAATCGACCGACGGCCATTATCGCAGCGCGCTGATCGCGGCCTGCAGCCAGATCCCGTTCCGGCTCGCGGCGACCGCGACGCCCGCGCCGAACGACTATATGGAGCTGGGCAACCATGCCGAGTTCCTCGGCGTGATGTCCTATACCGACATGCTCGCCACCTTCTTCGTCCATGATGGCGGCGACACGCGCAAGTGGCGGCTGAAAGGCCATGCCGAGGATGAGTTCTGGAAATGGATGGCGAGCTGGGCGGTATCGCTGCGCAAGCCGTCCGACCTCGGCTATGCCGATGACGGCTACGACCTGCCGCCGCTCCAGATCCACGAGCATATCGTGCCGGTGGATTATGCGCCGAGCCTGGCCACCGGATCGCTGTTTCCGCTGGAGGCGGTGACCCTCTCGGAGCGGCTGGCGGCGCGCCGCGATACGATCGGCGCGCGGGTGCGCCAAGCGATCGACGTGACGCCGACCGACCGCCCGTTCGTCTGGTGGTGCAACCTCAACGAGGAGAGCGCGGCGGTGGCGGCCGGTATCTCCGGCGCGGTCGAGGTGCGCGGCAGCGAAAAAGACAGCGTCAAGGAGCGCAAGCTGATCGATTTCAGCGAGGGGCGCATCCGCGTGCTGGTCACCAAGCCGTCGATCGCGGGCTTCGGGATGAACTGGCAGCATTGCGCCGATACCGGCTTCGTCGGGCTCAACGACAGCTTCGAGCAATATTATCAGGCGATCCGGCGCTTCTGGCGGTTCGGCCAGACGAAGCCGGTCAACGCCCATGTGATCGCGGCCGAGACCGAGGGCGCGACCGTCGCCAATATCCGCCGCAAGGAGGCCGATGCCGAAAGGATGGCGGCGGCGATGGTGCGTCACATGGCCGATCTTTCGTTGGCGCAAGTGCGGGGCCTAGCGCGGACCGTGCCCGACTATAATCCGAGCGTGCCGGTCGCGATCCCGAGCTGGCTGGAGGCGGCATGATGGATGTGACGTACAAATGCGCCTGCATGTCGAAAGAGGCGACAGTCGTCGTGCCTGATCGCCATCCAAAAGGCGACCTCATGGAGTGGATGGAGCTCGTTCAGCACTGCATCGGCGTTGATCATCGGGCGCGCTCGCCGATCTGCGTGGCGACTGCGATGGAATATGCAAAAATTCCCTTCGACGAGGCAGCGCCTGGGCTTGGCATGAAGGCAACCAAGCAGTGACGATCCAGGTTGTCGACCAAGTCATCACCGACCGATATGCGCTGTACCAGGGCGATGCCTGCGAGTTGATCCGCGCGATCCCCGAGGGCAGCGTGCATTATGGGCTGCACTCGCCGCCGTTCGAGGGGCTGTACAAATTCTCCAACTATGATCGCGACATCTCGAACAATGACGGCGCCGCTTTCTGGGAGCATTATGGCTATCTGATCGCCGAGCTGCTGCGCGTCACCATGAAGGGGCGGTTGCACTCGGTCCATGTCATGCAGTTGCCGACATCCAAGATCCGCCACGGCCATATCGGCATGCGCGATTTCCGGGGCGAGGTGATCCGTGCCTATGAGGCGGCGGGCTGGATCTTCCACAGCGAGGTCTGCATCTGGAAAGATCCGGTGGTGGCGCAGCAGCGCACCAAATCGATCCGCCTGCTGCACAAGCAGGTGGTGAAGGATTCGACGCTCTCGGGACAGGGACTCGCCGATTACATTGTCAGCTTCCGCAAGCCCGGCGACAATCCCGAGCCGGTTTCGGGCTGCTTCGACGCCTATGTCGGCGAGGGCGATGGGCCGGATTTCTCCAAATACACCACCGCGAGCGACGGGCGGAACTGGTATTCGATCGAGGTGTGGCAGCGCTACGCCTCACCGGTGTGGATGGACATCAACCAAACGCGCACGCTGCAGTACCGGTCCGCGCGCGACGCCAAGGACGAGCAGCATATCAGCCCGCTCCAGCTCGACGTGATCGAGCGCTGCATCGATCTGTGGAGCAACCCCGGCGATACCGTGCTGACGCCGTTTCTCGGCATCGGCAGCGAGGTGTGGGGCGCTGTCCGGATGGGGCGGCGCGGCATCGGCTTCGAGCTGAAGCCAAGCTATTTCGGGCAGGCGGTGCGCAATCTTGCCGCGGTCGAAACCGGCGCGGCCGAAGATTTGTTCAGCGGCGCCGACGCGACGGAGGCGGCGTGATGGGGCGGCGGGTGATCGGGATCGCCACGCTCGATGCGCTTTACCGATGGCTGTGCGAATGCGCGGCGGCGGGGGAGGCTTGCCCGAGCAACCAGGACATCGCCAACCGCTTCGGCATGCGCGGGGCTTCGGCCGCCGCCGAGGCGATGACCGCGCTGGTCAAGTCGGGGCGGATCAGGCGCGAGATCGTGCGGCGCAAGACGCGGATCGTCACCATCATCGACAGTGGCGCGCGGCTGATCTCGGGCGTGCCGGGCATGCAGGAGGGCGACACTATGGGGAAACGCAAAACCAACCCGTTTCGAAGCGAGCAGGGCTATGCCTTCATGCGCGAGGCCGGGCCGATCTATGGCGACGTGGTGGCGGATCGCGCCGCCGCCGAGCATGGATCGCGGAAGCTGCTCGCGGCGCTGCTGCGCTACGGCGCGCCGCGCGGCGGCCTGCCCGGCCTGCCGCACGATCGCTTCGCCGTCGCCTGCCTCGCGCATGGGATCGCAATCGTGCGCCAGCCGGATGTTCCGGCGCGCCAGGGAAGGAAAGCGGCATGAACACCGTGATAATTTGCGGGCCGATGGCTTGCGGGAAAACACGCAATAGCGGCCATCTAATGAAGATGTTTGGCGCGCGCGCGGTTGTCGATGATTGGGACGCGCGTCGTCACTGTCTGGAACCGGGCTGCGTTCACCTCACCTCCGATCCGCCCGACGTGGTGCGAAAGTCGGAGATGATGTGCAGGATCGTCAATTTCGCCGATCTCAACCTGCCCGCCGCAGCCGAAAAGGCTGATCCCGAAGCATTCCGACGTCCACAGTCGAAGCGTTTTTCGTCGCATGAGCTCTCACGGCGCCCCTTTTTCCGCGAACCGGTTCAGCAGCCATGCTGAACCGAGCCACGATCATCGGCCATCTTGGCGCCGATCCCGAGAGCCGTTCGATGCAGAATGGCGGCAAGGTGGTGACGCTGCGGATCGCCACCAGCGAGCGGTGGAAAGACCGCAACAGCGGCGAGAAGATGGAGCGCACCGAATGGCACACGGTGACGATCTTCAACGAGGCGCTGGGCGAGACCGCAGCCAAATATTTGCGCAAGGGCAGTAAATGCCTGGTCGAGGGCATGCTGCAGACGCGCAAGTGGCAGCATCAGGATGGCGGCGATCGCTGGTCGACCGAGATCGTGCTCAAGAATTTCGATGCCAAGTTGGTGCTGCTCGACCGCGCCGAAGGCGGCGGGCGCAATTATGAGGATCATCTGAGCGGGAAGCCGCGTGATGGCGGCGGCGGGCGCGGCGGTAGCCAGGGCATGGACGATCGCACGCGCAGCGCCTTTGGCAGTGATCCCTTCGCGAGCGATCTGGATGACGACGTTCCATTTTAAATCAGGAGATTAGCATGGGTGAGCGCATTGAATTGGGCGATTTGGTTCGCGACACGATTTCTCAATATGAAGGGATCTGCCTGGCGAAGATCACCTATCTGACCGGGTGCGATCAGGTAGGCATCAAGCCGCAGGGCATGAAGAAAGACGGCGGCACGCACGAGGCGCTCTATTTTGACGAGCCCTTCGTGGAGGTGGTCCGCAAAGCGGCCATCAAGCCGGTGGTGCCGCGTGCCGCGGATGCTGGCGGGCCTGGTTTAGTTATCACCCAAGGCTGAACTGTTTTGCCCGCTGGGGACGCCGCCAGCGGGCCTGATCGGGGGCGTGGCAGCAGGGAGAGACCGCAGGAATGAACCACCCGTTTCCGGGAGCGAGGACCTGTGTCTGCCGTCTATGTGCTGCATTTTACGCCACCCTTCAAACATGCCCGCCATTATGTCGGCTGGACCGATCAGGAGGATATCGCCGCCCGGCTCGACGAGCATGTGAAGGGCAAGGGATCGCGGCTGGTCAAGGCGGCCGTCGCGGCGGGGACCAAGGTCGAGATCGCGCATGTGATCATCGGTGCCGATCGCCACTTCGAGCGCAGGATCAAGAAGAGCACCGATGTCTGCCGCTGGTGCCGCCTGTGCGGCCGCAATGAGCGCAAGGTGCCGCGGGTCGCGAAGTGAGTAGGCGATCAAGCCGACGGGAAGTGCGGAATCCTTTGTTGTCGCTGCCGGCTGTGCGTGCTTTGCAGGAGCTGCCATGCGACGTGCGTGAGGCACTCGCCCTCGCGTTGCGCGCCGTCCAGGCAGATGCCCGCAGCCGTGCGGACCAATGCTGGCGAAAACACAAAGCGCCGATGGCCGTCTACTGGAAAGCGGTCGGGGTTTATTGCGGTCATTTGGCGCGGGTGATCGGCCAGCGGAGCGCTGCCGAGGAGGCGATCGGTGAGTAATCTGTTCGCTACGGGCTCGGCAATCATCAGCGCGTGCGGGACCTATCGATATCGCCTGGAGCGTGAATGCCCCGGCGAGGGCGCAACGGCGATCATCATGGTCAATCCATCGACGGCGGATGCAGAAACGGACGACGCGACGATCCGAAAGCTGATCGGCTTCGGCGTACGCAATCGCTGGGGGCGGCTGATCGTCGGGAATCTATTTGCCTTTCGCGCGACCGATGTTCGCGAGCTGGCCGCGGCCGCCGATCCGATCGGGCCGGACAATGACTACCATCTTCGTCACATCATCGGCGGCGCTGATCTCCTGATCGTGGCATGGGGACCGGCAACGAAATTGCCGAAGGACCTGCGTGAGCGCTGGCGCGCGATTACCAATATTGCGCAGCCGCTGGGGCGCGATCCGCTCAGCATCGGCGAGCCGGCAAATGACGGCCACCCCAAGCACCCCTTGATGCTCGCTTACGACACTCCGTTGCGGCGGTGGTGGCTGCCGTGACCAGCGCGCCGCTCCCCTCGCCGATGTGCTCGGCCGCGCTGCAATATGCGCGGTCGGGATGGCCGGTGTTTCCGTGCCGTGAGCGCGATGAGGCATATCAGGTCCGCGGCGAGACGCGGTTGCGCAAGGCCAAGGCGCCGTACACGGGCGCGGGCGTCAAGGATGCGACCACCGACGAGGGCGTGATCAACGGCTGGTGGAAGCGCTGGCCGAACGCGATGATCGGGGTGGCGATGGGCCATAATGGCCTGTTCGCGCTCGATTTCGATCCGCGCGTCGATCCCGACACCGGCGAGATCTTCACGCTGGAGACGCTCAAGGCCGAGCTGGAGGAAATGATCGGCTGCCCGCTGCCGGTGAGCCTGGCGGCGGTGACGCAATCGGGCGGGGTGCATGTCTATCTGAAGCAGCCGCGCGACGGCGGGCCGGAGATCCGCAACCGCGGCAATTTGCCGCGCCATGTCGATGTGCGCGGGATCGGCGGCTATGTGATCGCGCCGCCATCGGTGATGACTGAAACCGGCGGGCGCTACCGCTGGTTGAGCGGCCGACAGGGGATGGAGCCGGTCGAGGCTCCGGCGCGGCTGATCGAGATCTTGCGGAGCAAGGGCGGTGGCAAGGCATCGTCCGGCGGTAGCGGGGAGATGTCTCGCCCGTCTCGGCCCTCCCCCGGAGGGCCGGAAGGGCTCGATCCACAGGACCAGGCGCGCCGCCGCTACGCGCTGACCGCGCTCGATAGCGAGCTCAAGGAGCTGGCGGCGACGCCGATCGGCGGCGGGCGGCATGGCGGGCGCAATCGCGGCATCTATTTCGCGGCGCTCAAACTCGGCGGCTACATTCCCGGCGGCTGGCTTTCGGAAAGCGTAGTGCGCGCGAGCCTGCTCGACGTGATCCGCGCGATGCCGAACAACGACGATCCGCAGGGCGCGGAAAAGACGATGGAGAACGGGCTGCGCGACGGCATGGCCAGCCCGCACGACATGAGCGGCGTCGGCACGCGGGCGGGTTTTGGCGCCGGCACCGGCCGCCAGCACGCACCCTCCGCCCCGCCGCCCGATCGCACGGCTGCGCAAGTTCGGCCCCGGACCCCGTCGGCAGCGCCGCCATCGTCATCATCCCAAAACGGGAGGGTGGAACTGGCGTTCGCCCAGCCGGAAGGGGTGCGGGGGAGGCTCAAGGCGGTTGCGGCGATCTGGTTCGCGCGGCTGATCGAACGGCCGCTGACCGAGGGCGACGCGGCGAGCAAGGGCGACGACGTCCGGCGGCGCGCGTTCAAGGCGGGGTTGCGGGTCGGTGCCGGCCTGCTCGACCGGTCCGAGGCGCTGCGTGCGCTGGATGATCGCTTCGCCTTCATCGACGGGATCGGCGGCCATGACATCGCCGACGGGGTGGATGCCGGGGCCGCACGTGACTTCGATGTCGGGCCGATGTTGACCGACATGCGGTGCGCGGGTTTTCCCCTCACCGATCTCGGCAATGCCGAGCGCTTCCGCGAGCGCCACGGCCGCGATTTCCTCTATACGACCGCCAAGGGTTGGCTGGGATGGGACGGGCGGCGCTACCGCGTGCTCAACCAGGAGAAGGACGTCACCCCGGCGGAGGTGCAGGCGGCGGTGTTCGCCACCGTGCGCGCGATCCAGAATGAGGCGCAGTTCGTCGCCGCGACCGGCTTCCCGCGCCCCGACTTCGACCTGCCCGATGATCGCGAGAAACTCACCGCCTTTCAGCGGCGCGTGATCGCGCTGCACGAGGAGAGCCCCGAGGATAGCGAGCCGATGGACAAGCTGCTCGATATCAAGGGCGGCAAGCTAGTTACGGTCTCCTCCAACCTCGCCAAATGGGGCCGCGCGTCGGAATCGTCGGGACGGCTCGGCTGTATCGCCAACCTCGCCAAGCGCTGGCTGACGGTCGAGATCACCGATTTCGACCGCAACCCGATGATCCTCAACTGCCCCAATGGCACGCTGCACTTCATCCGGCCGGTGAGGGACGACGATGGCAGCGTGATCGAGAGCGCGCGGGTAGAGCTGCGCGCGCATGATCGCGCCGACCTGCTGACCAAATTGACCGCCTGTGACTATGATCCGGAGGCGCCAGCGCCCGAATGGCAGAAGTTCATCCGCTGGGCGCAGCCGAAGCGCGAGCGGCGGCGCTATCTGCGCCAGTGGGGCGGCTTCAACCTGACCGGCGAGATGGGCGAGCAGATCTTCCACATCTGGTGGGGACCGACCGCCGCCAACGGCAAATCGACTGCGGGCAACGCGATGCGCGAGGCGGCGGGCGACTATGGCGACATCACCAATGTCGAGACCTTTCTCGACGAGGGCGTCAAGAAGCGCGGCGACCAGGCGACGCCCGATATCGTCCGCCTGCCCGGCGTGCGCTTCCTCACCAGCGGCGAGCCGCCCAAGGGCGCGAAGATCAACGAGAGCCTGATCAACAGCGTCACCGGCGGCGATCCGATGCTCGCGCGCGACAATTTCCGCAGCTTCTTCCGCTTCACCCCCTGCTTCAAATGGACGCTCTGGTGCAACAGCAAGCCCGATATCCCGCAGGGAACCGAGGGGATCTGGCGGCGCGTCAAGGTGCTGCTGTGGGAATCGCATCTTGAAGCGCATGAGCGCGACCGCACGCTTCCCGCCAAGCTGGCGGCCGAGCATCCCGGCATCCTCGCCTGGATGGTGCGCGGGCTGATCGACTGGATGGATAACGGCTTCATCGAGCCGGAGGACGTCACCGCGCAAAGCGAGGCTTATCGCGACGACAGCGATCCGATGGCAAGCTTCCTGCGGCTGTGCACGGTCGAGGACAGCGCGAGCCGAGTGCAATCGTCGCATCTCTACGAGGTTTATTGCGCCTGGGCGAAGGCGGCCGGCGAGGCCGAGTGGCGGCAGAAGGGCTTTAGCCGCGCGATGAAGGATCGCGGCTTCGACAACAAGAAATCGAACGGGATGCTGTGGCTCGGGCTGCGGCTGGTCAAGTCGGTGAGTGATTTCATCGACGAGCATGGGCGCGTGGTGTCGATGGTCGATCAGGCCGCCTCTGACCGCGAGCATCAGATTGATCGCCCAAGGCCGCGCGATCTCGATCCGTGGCGCGAACCAGATGAAGATGATGTTCCATTTTAGGAGGAAATATGAATGACTTCACATTGCTAGGCGACAAACTCGCCTTTGTCAGAGAGGCAAGATTGCTCGGCGGTCGAGAAGCCGGGCGGCGGGCATGGGCGCTAGTAAACCTTCCCCATATCTTCGCGGCCACGGCGATGAACATGCCATCTGGCGACCATGACGATTGCTCCTTTCACCGCTGGTTTGAGGACCGGGTTGAGCGCTGGCCTGGGGTGCGAACGGAGACCACTGACCTCTACGACGACTATGTCGCATGGCGTGGCGAGCATCGCGCCCTGTCGATCAAAAAGTTTGCGATGGCGCTCAGTGCCTGCGGCGTCGACCGCATCTATTCGAACAGATCTTGGCGGATCGATGTCCGCTTGCGGCCGTCGCGCTCGGCGTAGCGGTCGGCTTCTTCCCAATTGGGAGCGGTGTGGGATGAAGAATGGGAAGCGTTACTGGCGGTTTTGCGCCAGTTTGGGAACATTGGGAAGAGCGGCAAAAATGACGGCTCACATATGCGCGCGAGCACGCAGGCATGTGCGATAGTAGAATATCAAGAATGTTCCCAATCTTCCCAATGTATCCAATTATCAAATTAAACCATTAGAATATAAAGGATTTCAAATATGGGTGATCAACACCGCTCTTCCCAACCACTTCCCAAGCCGTGCTCACGTCTTCCCATCTGGAGTTTCGATGCGGTGCAGGAGCGGCTGGTCGAGGCGATCACCTATTTGTGGCGGGTGCCGGGGCGCGTAGGGCCGGGCGAACTGCGCGCCTCATCCTTCTGGCAGCGGGTGCAGCTCGAGCGGTCGGACTGGGGGATGAACGTATCGGCCGATGAGGCGCCGCGCGTGCGCGGGCTGACGCGGCGCGAGATGGCCGAGATGGAGGAAGCGCTCGGCTGGGTGGACCATGTACCCGCCGGCGAGACGCGGCAGATCGTCGCGCTCGCATTGATCCAGCTGGCGCGGGGCGAGAGCCGGGTGCGGTGGACCGAGGTGTTCAAGGCGATGGAGCGGCGCGGGGTGCATGGCTTCACCAGCGATGGGATGCGCAAGCGCTACGGGCGGGCATTGGCCATGATCTGCCAGCGGCTGAACAAGGATGCGGCGCAAAGGCAGGACTTGGGCGGGGTAGAGGCTGTCAAGCCCTAGAATGTGCACGCATGCAAATTTTCCCTGTCCGTCTCTAGGGGTGTTTCGCGATATAGACCGCTAGGCTTGGGCCAAGGCTTTCGGTCTTCGGTCTTCGGGCATCCTCTCCTGACCTCACGCGCCCGCCCGGCTCCTGTCGCGGCGGGCGCGGCGCTTTCGGTGACCGGCATGGGCAAGCTCAGACGGTTGCAGCCGAGGTTGAAGACGGTGAGCGGCGGTAGGCTCGCGCTGGCGGTGCCGGCGCCGGGCGGGTGGCAGGGTGCTTCCCGTAACCGCATCAGGGGCAGCCGGTGGATGAAGATCCGGGCGCGGATCATCGCACGCGATCACGGCATCTGCCAGGAATGTGTGCGGCAGGGGACCGTGACGAAGGATAGCCTCGTCTATCAGGTCGGCCACCGTATCGCGCTCGCCGAGGGCGGGTCGAACGAGGACGACAACCTCGAATGCGAGTGCGAACGCCACGCGAAGGCGAAGACCGCGCAGGAGAGCGCGCGGGCGCAGGGTAGGTCGAGCGCATAGGGGGGGTAGGTCAAAAGTCGAAACCTATCGCCCTCGGAAACCGCCGCCCTCTCATTTGGAGATTTTTTTCTTGGTTGATGGAATTCCAGGTCTCGACCTGTTCGGCGATCCCATCGTGGAGCGCAGGGAAGGCCGTGGCAGGCCCGAGCATGTTTGGACCCTCGAAAACTCAAACAAGGTGCTTTTGGCCTTCGCGCGCGGCCTGAGCGTCAAACAGGCAGCACAGGCGATCGGGATCTCCGCACCCACGCTGCGCAAGGTATATTTTTTCGAGGCGGCAAAGCGCGACCAGGCCCGCCTCCGGATGGAGATGACGCAGCTCGCCCGTCTCAACGCCCAGGCCGAGGCCGGTAACGTCGCCGCCGAGAAGGAGCTGTTCAAGCAGATCGACCGCCTCCGCCTCCGCGACCAGGCGCAGTCGCTCTCGCCGCAGCAAACCCAGCCCGCCGCGAAGCTGCCCCGCGTCGGCAAGAAGGAACTGGAGCGCCAGGCTGCCGAGCAGGTCACCGGCCTCTACGAGCCGCCACCGCCACCGGCTCGGATGAACTGAGGTGCAGTGGTCGACCGCCTGCCCCGATTGGGAGGAGCGGATCGTCAAGCGCCAGTCGCTGGTGCCATTCGAGCCTTTGTTCCCAGCCGAGGCCGAGGCGGCGCTGGACGTGTTCAAGTCGCTCCATATGGTCGGCGTGCCGCGCCCAGACGGCAGCCGCGGCTGGGCGACCTTCGGTGAGGCGTGCGAGCCCTTCGTCTTCGATTTCGTCCGCGCGATCTTCGGCGCTTACGACGCGAGTACCGGCAAGCGTCTGATCAGCGAGTTCATGCTGCTGATCAGCAAGAAGAACGGCAAATCGACGATCGCGGCGGGCATCATGCTGACAGCGCTGATCCGCAACTGGCGCGAGCTGGCCGAGCTCAGCATCATCGCGCCGACGCAGAAGATCGCCGGCAACAGCTTCCGGCCGGCGGCGGCGATGATCCGCGCCAACCCGAAGCTGGACGTCGCCCATGGCGGCCCGCTCAAGGTGATCGCGCACGAGCGAACGATCAAGCATCTCGGCACCAATGCCGAATTGAAGGTGACCGCCGCGGACAGCGGTACGGTCGGCGGGTCGCAGTCCGGCTTCGTGCTGGTCGACGAGCTCTGGCTGTTCGGCAAGCGCGCCAACGCGGTCGACATGATGGAGGAAGCGATCGGCGGCCTCGCCTCGCGCGAGGAAGGGTTCGTCATCTATCTGACGACGCACAGCGACGAGCCGCCGGCCGGCGTGTTCAAGGAGAAGCTCGAATATTTCCGCGACGTGCGGGACGGGCGGATCAACGACCCGCACAGTTTCGGCATGCTGTTCGAGTGGCCCGAGGCGATGATCAAGTCGAGCGCCTATCTGAAGCCAGAAAATTTCTACGTCACCAATCCCAATCTCGGTCGTTCGGTCGGGCGCGACTTCATCACCAAGAAGCTGAAGAAGGCCGCCGCCGGCGAGGAGGAAATCGACGAGGATACCGGCGAGAGCGAAACCTTGCAGGTGGTGCTCGCCAAATATCTCAACGTCGAGATCGGCCTGCGCCTCCGCCGCGATCGCTGGCGCGGGGCCGATCATTGGGAGCGGGCCTCCGATCCGGCGCTGGTCTCGCTCGACGATCTGATCGCGCGCTGCGATGTCGCGGTGGTTGGGGCGGATGGCGGCGGGCTCGACGATCTGTTCGGGCTGGCGGTGCTCGGCCGATGCCGCGAGACGCGCGCATGGCTCGCCTGGGCGCATGCCTGGGTGCAGCGCTCGGCGCTCGACATCCGCCGGGATATCGCGCCCGCGCTACTCGATTTCGAAAAGGATGGCGATCTCACCATCTGCGACGATCCGACGCAGGATCTGGAGGAGATTGCCGCGACGATATTGCGGCTGAAGGATGCCAGGTTGCTGCCGGAGAAGGACGCGATCGGGCTCGATCCGCATGGCGTCGCCGTATTGGTCGACGTGCTGTCGGAGGCCGGGATCGGCGACGATCAGATGATGGCGGTGCCACAGGGTTTCCGCCTCAATTCGGCGGTACTGGGGGCGGAACGCAAGCTGGCCGATGGCACGTTGCGCCATGGTGGACGCCGGATGATGGCATGGTGCGTCGGCAATGCGAAGGTGGAGCAGCGCGGCAACGCCGTGCTCATCACCAAGCAGATTTCGGGCAAGGCGAAGATCGATCCGCTCATCGCGCTGTTCAACGCGGTGATGCTGATGACGCGCAACCCGGAGCCCGCGCGCAAGGATTATCGGATGTTGGTGCTCGGCTGAAAGAGAAGGTCATGCAGAACAGAGCTTTTTCCCTGCTCACGATCAAGGCGATCGACGAGGAGAGGCGGATCATCACCGGCATCGCCTCGACGCCTTCGCCCGATCGCATGGGTGATATCGTCAATCCGCTCGGCGCGAAGTTCGAGCTGCCGCTGCCCCTGCTCTGGCAGCATTATCATGATCAGCCGGTCGGCCATGTCACCGATGCGAAGATGAGCAAGGATGGCATCACCTTCACCGCCCAGCTGGCGCAGACCGACGAGCCAGGCACGCTCAAGGATCTGCTCGATTTCGCCTGGCAGAGCATCAAACTGAAACTGGTCGCCGCCTTCTCGATCGGCTTCAGGCCGCTGAAATATGCCTTCATCGCCGATGGCGGCATCGAGTTCGAGGAGTGGGAATGGTATGAGCTCAGCGCCGTCACCATCCCGGCCAACGCCGATTGCACGCTCGCCTCGGTAAAATCGCTCGACGCCGCCTATCGCAAGGCCGCCGGCGTTCCCGAACCTGAAATTCCGCAACCCGAAACGGCCGCCGCGTCTGGCAAGGGCCGCGTCGTCAAGCTGGATGTCCCCGCCCGCGATCGGGCGCCTCCATTCGTCATCCGCCAGATCAGGCGGACCCGCTGAAAGGGCAAAAGACATGAAATTCGCTGAACAGATCAGCGCCTTCGAAACGAAGCGCGCCGCACTGGTGGCTGCCAACGAGGCCATCATGCAGAAGGCTGCCACTGAGGGCGCGACCCTCGATGCCGCCGAGAAAGAGACTTTCGACGGCAACCAGGCCGATGTCGAGGAGATCGATGATCACCTCAAGCGGCTCCGCGCGATGGAGCGCGCCAGCGCGGTCGAAGCCAAGCCTGTCAATGGCGTGAAGACCGCCGAGCAAGGCTCTGCCGCCCGCGGTGGCCAGATCATCGTCAAGCAGCAGCCGAAGCTCGATCCAGGCATCGAATTCGCCCGCCTCGTCAAGTCGATGGGCGCCGCCAAGGGCGATATGAGCCGCGCCTATCGGATCGCGGTCAATCGCTACGGTGCGGACAGCAATGCGGCCGGTGCGTTGAAGGCGATTGATGAACGCGGCGGCGACGCTCTCGCGTTCCTGGGCCTTGAGGCCTTCCACAAGGCAGCCGTCGGCGCTGGTTCGGCGATCTCCGGCAACTGGGCCTCCGACCTGATCCTGACCGAAGGCGGCGCTTTCGCGGATTTTGCGGAATATCTCCGCCCGCAGACGATCGTCGGCAAGCTCAACCTGCGCCAGGTGCCGTTCGATACCGCGCTCGGCATCTCCACCAGCGCCGGCGCCGGCTACTGGGTCGGCGAGGGCCAGCCCAAGCCGCTCACCAGCTTCAACTTCGACAAGACGACGCTGACGCCGCTGAAATGCGCCAACATCGTCGTGTTGACGCAGGAGCTGCTGATGCGCGAATCGGCGAATGCCGAAGTGATGGTGCGTGACGAGATGCGCAACGCGCTCGTCCAGCTCATCGACACGGCGTTCATCGATCCGACCAATGCCGGTACGGCGAATGTCAAGCCGGCCTCGGTCGCAAACGGCGCGTCGCACTCGGCGGCGTCGGGCACGGGCGATGCCGACGATGTCCGCGCGGATCTGCGCTCGCTGATCAACGAGTTCATCGTCGCCAACCAGCAGGGCGGCGAGATCGTGATCGTGATGCGGGCGACCGATGCGCTCGGCGCCAGCATGATGGTGAACGCGCTCGGCCAGCCCGAATTCCCCAACATCAGCATGAGCGGCGGCGCGCTGTTCCCCGGCCTTTCGGTCATCACCTCGCAGGTGGTTCCGGCGGGCACGATCATCGCGCTGCAGCCGAGCGAGATCTTCCTCGCCGACGATGGCGGCTTCAAGGTCGACATGTCGACCGAGGCGTCGCTGCAGATGCTCGACAATCCTACCAACGCATCGGCGGATGGCACGGCGACGTCGATGGTCTCGATGTTCCAGACGAACAGCGTGGCTTTCCTCTGCGAGCGGATCATCAACTGGAAGAAGCGCCGCTCCACCGCCGTCGCCTATCTCACCGGCGCCGCATGGGGCGGATCGGTCAACGATCTGAGCTGATCGTCCTGAGTATGGAGGGGCCGGTTCGCGCCGGCCCCTCAAAAATTGGAGTTTTGCGCGTGGATCTGATCGCTGCCAAACCGATGCGCTACAAGACGCGCCGGCTGATGCCGGGGGATGCCTTCCAGGCCGACGACCGCATGGGTCGCATCCTGGTGAAAGCGAAGCGCGCGCGTGTCGACGCTGCTCATGCTCCCGCCATGCGCGCCGCGCCCGACGATCTCGCCACGCTGCGCGCCGAATATCGCGCCAAATTCAAGAAGAACCCAGGACCATCGTGGAATGCCGCGATCCTGCGCGAAAAGATTGCCGCCGCATGAGAATTCCTAGACCAGTACCACTTCCCCAGGATGTGGCGACATTACGGGAAGCTGCAAAATTGCTAGCCATGTCTGCTGTAAAAAATGAGCAGCAAGCGGATGAATATCTGAATGCCGCTCGCAAATGCTTCAACCTGAGCGATGAAATGCTTGGCCAGAGATGACCACATCGCTCGCCTATCGCAATCATGAGGCCGCGATCCTGCGCGGCGACGTGCCCGAAAAATATACCCGCCTGCTTCCGCACATTCCCGGCGATCGCATCATAGAATTCGGATCGGCCGAAGGCGTGCTCGCGCTCATGCTGGCCAGGCAGGGCAAGTCGGTCACCGCGATTGAAGCTAATCCCGAACGCCATGCCGCCGCGCTCGCGCTGCGCGACCAATGGACCCAAAACGGCCTGATCGATGGCGGTGAACCGTGCTACGTGTTGGGCAGCGCGGTTATTGCATCGCTGCAAATCAATCCCGGCACCTTCGACACGCTCGTCGCGGTGCGGATGATCTATTATCTGCGCGAGGATCTCGACACGGTCTTCGCCGCCGTCGCCGAGAAAATCCCCAACGTCGTCCTCTGCGGCAACCGCAACCGCGCGGTGCGCTGGCACGCCGGCAATCCGCACGAGGGGCTGGGCGAATATAATTTCTACGCTTCGGCCGAGGGGATGCGCGCGGTGCTCACCCGCCACGGCTACCGCATCGTCGATCAGGTGCTCGATGGCGATCCGATCGTCGTCGGCCGGAAGGATGGCTGATGCGTTGGTGGAGAATGCAGCCGTGGCCGATGTCTTCTGGCTCGATCCGGCCCGCATCCGCTTCAAGATCAGCCCCTGTGCCGATCTCTCCGGCCGCGTCGGCGGCGATTGGGATCTCGATCGCCGCTTCCCGCTTGGCGATGCAGTCAAGCATCGCGCGATCGTCCAGCGCTATCGCGAGGGCCGCCGCTGGCCCGAGACCGACCTGTTCCGGGAGGCTTATGCGCCCCGCCTCGCGGCTGGCCAGTCGATCCGCGGCGTCGGGACGATGGGCGAGCTCGTCGCCCAATATGAGGACCGGGTCGACGCGATGTTCGCAAGCCTCGCGCGCGAGGGCTTCCGCGCCGATCGCGGGCCGCTGCCGCGGCTATTCGTCGGTCGCGACGGCGACATCTTCATCGGCAACCAGGGCAATCACCGCCTCGCCATGGCGCAGCTGCTCGAACTGAAATCGATCGCCGGAAGGATCACATGCAGGCACAGCTTGAATCGATAGTGGCACCGGCGCTGCCCGAGGCCATGCCGCACATCCCGGCGATGACGACCGAGGCCGAACGCTCACTCTATTACCGGCTGGTGCGCGAGAATGCGCATCGCGGCGCGGTGGTCGAGCTGGGGGCATGGCTCGGCGCCTCCTCGGCCTGGATCGCGGCGGGGATGCGCGACAGCGGCACCGGCGGCAAAGCCCATGTCTACGATCGCTTCCGTTCCAAGCCCGGCCACGCCGCCAAGGTCGCCGCCTTCTACGCCAATCATGGCGGGGAGGGGGAGATGGTGCTGGGCGATTGCGAGCGCCAGTTCCGCGCCAATCTGGGGCCGCTGCTCGATCATGTCGAGATCCATCGCGGCGAGATCGCCGAGATCGAATGGACCGGCGGCCCGATCTCGGTCCTGATCACCGATGCGCCCAAGCGCGTGCCGGAGATCTCGGCGGTACTCACCCGCCTGCGCCATGCGCTGATGCCTGGAGCGATCATGGCCTGGCAGGATTTCTGCCACTTTCCCAGCTACGAGATCCCGGCGTGCTTGTACCGGCTGCGCGATCATCTCGAATTTGTCGAGGCGGCGGTGCCGGGGACGACTTTGGCGTTTCGGGTCACTTCGTCCTGGGATGCGGAAGAGGTTTCACCGAAGGCCTTGGCGGTCGATCGCTGGACGTTCGACGAAATCACCTGTGCCTGGGGTTATTGGCTGCGTATGGTCGCGCCCGAGAAGGCGGCGCTGTTCAGCTGCGGCGCGCTGCTGTTTCTCTGCGACATCGGCCTGCCTGACGAGGCGAGATTCTGGCTGGGCGGTGTCTACGCACAGCACGCCGAGGCGATCCTGCCGAAATGGCGCTATCTGCGCGCACAGCGGCCCGATCTGGTGCGCCGCTACGCGCCTCTATTCGATTTTCTGCGCCGCGAGGGCGCGCTGGACTGACCGGGAGGAACACGCATGCCATCGGAAATCCTTGCCGTGGGGAGCGGCGCGGCGGCGTCGGGGGATGTCACCATCGGCGCGGGCGAAGCCTTGACCGTCTGCCTCAAGGATGGCGGCGGCACCGATCGCGCCCCGAACGGCAACGTCGCGATCCAGCTCAAGGATGATGACGGCGCTTACTGGACGGTCGAGACACTGCGCAGCGGCAAGCCCGCGATCATTTTGGCGGGACCGGGCACCTATCGCTTCGCCCGCCGCAAGGGCGCGGCCGCCTGCGGGGTGTTCAGTGGCTGATTTCGCCCAGCCATTGGCGCGGCCGATGGCTGGGCCCGTGGTGGCAGGCGTGCGCGACTTGTTGCCCGTCCTCGGGTCATCGGGCGGCGGCGGTTCATTCGATCTGCTCGAACTCGACGGCGAGCAACTTCAACTCGATGGCGAAGATCTGGCCTTGGGGGACAGTTGATGACGATAGACATTCAAAGTCCTGGAATGAAAGAGGCCGATCTTTCGGCGGCGCTGCAGGCGTTGGTTGGCTTCAAGGTCCATCCTCTCTCGCTGACCTCTGATCAACTCAACCATCTCCATAGCGCCCCGGTCGAGATCGTTCCCGCGCCAGGTGCAGGTAAAATCGCCATCCCGCTCAAGCTGATCACTTGCGAGAAGTTCAATAGTGTTCAATATCAGATGGTTTGTTTGACTTCATGGCCGACGCCGGATTCTGTCTACATCAGGGAGACCGAAGATTATACTTCTGTCCATGATTTCACCGCGATAACCTTCGATACCGTTGATAAAGTCAACCAACCGATCACACTCTCCACCGACGCGGATCAAATTGATTTTGGTGTGATTGCCACTGCCTCAGTCGGCGACGGCGGTTCCGGTTACTCCATCGGGGATACAGGCTCGATCGAAGCTGGCGGCTTTGACGCGGCCTACGAAGTCACCTCTGTGGACGGAGGCGGCGCAGTGACCGGATTTGCCCTGTCGGCTCCTGGCACCGGCTATCAAGCCGGAGCAGGACAGCCAACGTCGGTTAACACTGGAAGCGGCGACGGCGCCTTCACAATCGATGTGGATAGCATCACTCCCGGCGACGGAACTGCGCTGATCTATAGCCTTTACGCGGTTGTAACGGTGCCATGACGCGCCCCGCCAGCCTGCCCGTGGCGAACCATAAATGCTGACCGTCCTCTCCTGGCTCTGGGACCAGACCGGCGGGCGGACCACGTACACGCCCGAGCATGTCGCGACCTGGGCCGCGATGGTGGCGCGCAATCTCGCGATGCCGCACCGGATCGCCTGCGTCACCGCCGCTGAGATCCCGTCGCATATCGAGCGGATCGCGCCGCCGGGGGAATTCGAGGATGTCGTCACGCGGCGCTGGACGAATGGGCGGCCGAACTGCTTTCGCCGGCTCGCGATGTTCCGTCGCGATGCCGCCGCGCTGTTCGGCGATCGCTTCGTCTGCATGGATCTCGATAGCGTGATCTGCGCCCAGCTCGATCCTTTGTTCGAGCGCGACGAGGATGTCGTGCTGTTCAAGGGCACCGCGCCGGGGCGGCCCTACAATGGCAGCATGATGCTGATCCGCGCCGGATCGCGCCCGCATGTCTATGAGGATTTCAGCCGCGAGGCGGCGGAGGCGGCGGGCGAGCGTTTCGTCGGATCGGATCAGGCCTGGCTCAGCCACGCGCTCGGCCCGGACGAACCCGTCTGGAGCGAGGCCGATCGGGTCTATTGGTATGGCGGCCAGTATAAGCGCGAGATGCGGCTCCGCCGCGCGAAGCCGCGCATCATCTTCTTCCCCGGCGGGATGAAGCCATGGCACGCGGTTGGCCAGTTCGAACCCAATGTCATCAAACATTATCACGCGGGCGAGCCCGCAGCGCGGGAGGCGGCATGAATAGCATCGTCATCCTGATCCTGCTCTTCGCGGTCGCGGGCGCGGCGCTGATCGTGGCCGGCGTCGCGCTCCAGCTCGGCCTTGCGGCGGCGCTGATCTGCGCGGGGCTGTTCGCGCTCGGCGCGGCGCTGAGCCTGCGGCAGGGCCTGAGCCTCACGGATGGAACGGGCCGTGGCTGAATCGCGCATGCTCTCGCTGCTGGCGGACGTGATCGCGCCTCGCCAGAAATCGCTCAACGCCGTGCCGGCCAGCCGCGGCTGGTGGCCGCTGGTGCGTGAGGGCTTTGCTGGCGCGTGGCAGCGCAACATCACCGTCCAGCCCGGCGAGGTGCTGGCCTTCCACGCCGTCTTCGCCTGCATGACGCTGGTCGCCTCGGATATCGCCAAGCTGCGCGTCAAGCTGATGGCGAGGGATGCGAACGGGATCTGGACCGAGACGACCAGCCCCTCCTTCTCGCCGGTGCTGCGCAAGCCCAATGGCTATCAGAACCGAATCCAGTTCTACGAAAACTGGATGCTGTCGAAGCTCTCGCGCGGCAACACCTACATCTTGAAGCAGCGCGACGCGCGCGGGATCGTCACCGCGCTCTATGTGCTCGATCCGAACCGGGTGCAGCCGCTTGTCTCCGATGGCGGCGAGGTGTTCTACCAGCTTCATGCCGATTATCTGAGCGATCTGCCGGATGCGGTGATCGTGCCCGCGCGCGAGATCATCCATGATCGCTTCAACTGCCTGTTCCATCCGCTGGTCGGCATCTCGCCGATCTACGCCAGCGGTCTCGCCGCCACCCAGGGCCTCAAGATCCAGAACAACAGCGCCACCTTCTTCGCCAACGGCTCCAAGCCCGGCGGCATCCTGAGCGCGCCGGGCCGGATCGAGGACGATAACGCCAGGCGGCTCAAGGAGTATTGGGACGAGAATTTCAGCGGCGACAATGCCGGCAAGATCGCGGTGCTGGGCGATGGGCTCGAATATAAGGGACTTTCGGTCGATCCCGTCGACGCGCAGCTGATCGAGCAATTGAAATGGACGTCCGAGGTGGTGTGCTCCACCTTCCATGTGCCGCCCTACAAGATCGGGATCGGCCAGATGCCGACCTATAATAATATCCAGGCGCTCAACGTCGAATATTATTCGCAATGCCTGCAGGCGCATATCGAGGCGGCCGAGCTCTGCCTCGACGAAGGCCTCGGCATCGGCGACGGCGTTCCGATCGCTGGGAGCGGCGCCACCTACGGCACCGAATTCGATGTCGACAATCTGCTGCGGATGGATGCCGTGTCGCAGATGGAGGTGCTCGACAAGGCCAAAAACACCATGACCCCGAACGAGGCGCGCAAGAAGCTCGATCTGGTCGCGGTCAAGGGCGGAGATTCGGTCTATCGCCAGCAGCAGGATTTCAGCCTGGAAGCACTCGCCAAACGCGACGCCCAGGCCGATCCGTTTGCCAGCAAGGCGCCCACGGCTCCAGCGGCGGAACCTGCGGCGCCTCCGCCGACTGAAGCTGGCAACGATAACGAGATGGAACTGCAGGCTACCAAGGCGGTGATGGCCATGATGAAGGGACTGGCATGATGTTCGACGGCAAGGCGTTCGGCGAACAGATGGTCTCCATCGTCAAAGGCTATGTCGATCGAGTTTTCGCAAGCTTCAAATCCGATATCGACAAGGATATCGCCGAATTCCGCGCAAAGTTGCAGGCACTCGAAGCCAGCCCGCCGAAAGACGGCCGCGATGGCGTCGACGGGAAGGATGTGGACCCTGAACTGACCCGCGCCCTGATCGAGAAGACGGTCGCGGCTGCTGTTGCCGCCCTACCGCCGCCCGAACGTGGCGCGAAGGGCGAACCTGGCGAACGGGGTGCCGACGGCAAGGATGGCGTGGACGGCAAGGATGCCGATGCCGATGCCATTCTCGATCAACTGATCAAGGCTGCGGTTCCGAGCATCATTGCCGAGGTTGAGAAGGCGGTCGCGGCGCTGCCACCGCCCGAGCGTGGCGAGAAGGGTGATCCGGGTGAGCGCGGCGAGACCGGTGATCCGGGTCAGGACGGGAAGGATGGGACCGGTCTCGCCGATGCGCTGCTCGATCGCGACGGCCAGCTGGTGCTGACGCTCAGCGACGGCCGGGTCAAAACGCTCGGGGCTGTGGTCGGCAGGGATGGTGCGCCGGGCAAGGATGCGCCGCCGCCGTTCACGATCGACGATCTCGAATGCAGCGTGCTCGACGATGATCGCACCGTGCAGTTCTTGTTCCGCAGCGGCGAGCTGGAGCATGTCGTCCATCTCAAATGGCCGGTGGTGATCGATCGCGGCGTTTTCACCGAGAAGCAAACCTACGAAATGGGTGATGGCGTTACCTGGGCAGGCCATTTCTGGATCGCCCAGCGTGCGACCAACGCCAAGCCCGGATATCCAGATAGCGGCTGGCGGCTCGCGGTGAAAAAGGGCCGTGACGGCAAGGATGCCGGCCATGGCGCTTGATCCCGACGAGCCGGTCTCGCTCGCCGATGCCAAGGCCTTCTGCCGGGTCGATGGCAACGATGACGATGCCACGCTTGAGCTGCTGGTGGTGGCCGCGCGGCAATATGTCGAGGGCCGGATCGGGCAGGCGCTGAAGCCGCGCACGGTGACCGACGTCTTCGACGATTTCGCGAAGCCGCTGACGCTCAGCGTCTGGCCGGTGGATGCCGCCAGCGTCAGCGTCGGCTATGTCGATGCCGATGGCGCCGATCAGGATTTCGCCGAATTCGAGGTCAAGGCCTCGATCCGCCCCGCGAAAATCATCCTGGCGAGCGGCGCGGCCTGGCCGGCGGTGACCAAGCAGGGGCAGGCGGTCAGCATCAGCTATGATGCTGGCTATGATCCTTACATCGAGGTGCCGTATCCGATACGGCTTGCGATCCTGATGATCGTCGCCGCGCGCTTCGACAATCGTGCCGGTTTTCTTGGCATCCGCAGCACCGAAGAGCCACTCGGCGTCGAGGAACTGCTGCGCCGCTTTCGCCCGCTCGCGGTGGCGTGATGGACGCGGGTGAGCTTGACCAGCGCATCACGATCGAGACGCGCACGCTGACGGAGGACGTGCTCGGCGCGGACGTCGAAAGCTGGTCATCGCTCGGCGACTTCTGGGCGCGGGTGATCGAGACGCCGGGACGCGAATTTCTGAAGGGCGAGTTCGAGGCCGAGGGCAGATCGGTGTTCGTGATCCGCTGGCGCGAACTGGACAGCACCGCGCGGGTGACGTGGCGCGGCCGCATCTACACGATCGAGGACGTGACCGGCACGCAGCGAGAGGGTTTCGCCTGGCTGCATTGCAAATCGGTGGCGGGAGCGAACTGATGAAGCTGAAGATCATGACGACCGGTGGCTGCAACTTGCCAGGCGGCATCGCGATGGTGCTGTGCGATGAGGCTGGGAAGATGCTTCCGGGGCAGGCGGCCGGCGTGCTCGAATATGAGCAGGGCGAGCTTTCGACCTTCACGGTGAAATTCGAAATCGACGGGACCGACGTGGTGCTCGATGGCGGACGGATCGGGAGCGAGTCATGACGACGATGAAGGTCCTGGGCGCGGCCGAGGTCGAAAAGCTTCTCAGACAGCTTCCTGAACGCCTCGCCAAGAATGTTACGATCAATTCGCTGCGCGCCGGCGGCCGGGTGATCGCCGCGGGAATGAAGTCGCGGGTGCCGGTGCGCACCGGCGCGTTGCGCAACAGCATCACCGTCTCCAGCGCCAAGAAGGCCACCAAGGGACGGTCGAATGTCGTGGTTGGTTTCAAGAAGCCGGTTTCGCGCCGCGCGCACCTCACCGAGTTCGGCACCGAGCATAGCCGCGCCGAGCCGTTCATCCGCCCGACAATCGACCAGGACGGCGAAGAGGCGATCAAGGCGATTGGCGAGGCGCTCGGCAAGGGCGTCGAACGCGAGGCGGCGGCGCTGGCCGGCGGCAAGAAAAGCTTCGTGACGGGGCGGAAGATTTGAAATGGCCAAGGTCGAGGCGACGCTGATCTACGAAAAGAAATGGTGGTGGTTCCCGGCCTATTATGGCTGTCTCACCCTTGTCCTGATGCGGGTGCTTTCAATCGAGGCCGGTGCGCAATGGGTAGCTAAGCACGCCTTCCGGATCGTCGTAAGGTAAGATGAGCACGATCGAAGCGGCGATCGTCGCCGCGCTGACCGCCGAGGCAAGCGTCACGGCGGAGATCGGCACGCGCATCTTCCCGCCAGGTGGCAGGCAGGGCGCGGTCTATCCTTACGCGACCTTTCAACGGATCTCGACGCAGGGCGCGGGCCACTTGGACGGCCCGTCGGATCTCGATTGGCCGCGCTTCCAGATCGACTTCTGGGGCACGAGTGCGCTCGCCGCGCTCGCCGCAGCGGAAGCGGTCCGCAACTTTCTGGACGGCGTCGAACGCAGCGGCGCCGGACTGTCCTTCGTCGCGACCTTTCAGGATCAGCGCGGTCCCGAGGTCGACGAGGAAACCCGCAACGCGCGGGTATCGCAGGATTATTTCATCTGGCACGAAAGGAGTTAGAAGATGGCACTCAAATCTCAGACGTCGACCGTCCATATTTCGAACGAGGACGCCGACAGCACCGCCTACGGGTCCGCGACCTTCGTCAAGGTCGGGCAGGTCACCTCGATCGGCGCGCCCTCGGGCGAGGCGGCGGACATCGACACCACCCATCTCGAATCGACGGCGAAGGAATATCTGGTCGGCCTGCCCGATAACGGCAATATCGAGATCGCGATGAACGCGATTTCGGGCGATGCCGGCCATGACGAGCTGATCGCGGCGATGGATCTGCAGGAGCGCCGCTGGCTCCAGATCATCTGGTCGAACGGTGACATCTGGCACATCATGGCGCTGGTCAAGAAATATACCTGGAGTGCCGCGGTCGATGCCAAGATCGATGCGGCGGCCAGCTTCCGCACCTCGGGCTCGTGGACGCGGAGCGCGGTATCTTGAGCCCGCGCGAGGCGATCCTCGGCCTCGCCGACGCGCTTGAGCTTGTTCCGCTCGAAGGCGTCGTCGATGCTTATGTGCGCAAGCTTTCGGTCGCGCAGGTGGAGACTTTGCGCAAGGATGGTGAAAACAGCTCGGTGCGACTATTCGTGCGCGCCGTCTGCGATGAAAAGGGCGAGCCGCTGTTCACTGACAAGGACGTCGAAAAACTGAAGCGCATCAACGCAGTCAAATTCGGCTCCATGGTTCAGCAGTGTATGACCTTCAACAGCATGACGCCGGAAAGCGCGGAAGACCTGGAAAAAAACTCAGAACCAGCGCCCTCCGGAGACTGAAATTCCGGCTGGCGCTGGCTCTGGGACGCACCGTTCGCGAACTCGAACTAACCCTCTCCAACAGCGAATGGATAGAATGGCAAAAATTCTATGCCATCGATCCATGGGGAGATCAGCGTGCCGACCTGCGTATGGCGCAGCACGCTGCCGTCACCGTGCATCCGCATATCAAGAACACCATCTCACCCCTCGATCTTCTCATGTTCAGCGATGACCGCCTCGCGCTTCCCGACGACGTCGGCGCGCAGGAGCGCGAGTGGATGCTGAAGCTCAGCCGAAGCGGAGATTAATCATGGCATCCGTTGGATCGCTCGTCGTCGACCTGATTGCGCAGACGGCGAGCTTCAACTCCAATATCGAGAAGGCGGCCGCGGCGCTCAACAGCAACGCAGCGAAGATGAACAAGTCGCTGCAGCAGATCGAGCATGGTTTCGAATCGCTCAAAGAGGCCGGCAAGGTTTTCGCGGAAGCGTTCGCGCTCGAAAAGGTCGGCGAGGCGATCAAAAGCGGTCTAGAATACGCGGCCTCGCTCGGCGTGGCATCGAAACAACTCGGCGTCACCACGCATGATCTGCAGGTCTATCGCTTCGAGGCGTCGCAGGTCGGTGTCAGCCAGGAGGAGATGGACAAAGGGCTGCAGAAGCTCTCCAAATCACTCGGCCAGGCCAAGCTAGGCGCCGAAGCCCCAAGCAAGGCATTCGCGGCCCTGTCGAAGGTGATCGGCGAGGATATCGTCTCGCACAGTAAGTCTGCCGGCGATGCAATTCCATTGGTGACAAAGGCGTTCGAAAAAGTCACCGATCCGACCAAGCGCGCAGCCGTTGAGGTGGCGTTGTTTGGTAAGGCCGGCCAGGAACTTGGCCCTTTGCTCGGCGCTGGTCACGAGAAGATCGATGAACTGGCCGCGTCCTTTAAGAACCTCAACATTGAGCTGACGCCGGAGCAGATCGAGCATGCACACGAGGCCGAAGTTGCCTATGGCAATCTTTCGCGCGTGCTGCAGGCGAAGTTCGCCGGGATCGTCGCCGATAACGCCAATGCGATCCTGAACTTTGCCAACCAGCTTCTCAATCTGGCGGGCATTCTTGAGCGGCATCCGATCCTGACGGGTGCCATCGGCGGCGCTGCCCTTGGCGTTCCGCTAGGCCCAGTGGGCATTATCGGCGGTGCGATTGGAGGTGCGGCGGTTGGTTCGCGCGCCGGCGAAACACTCGCCGATTCCAATCAGGATGTGAAATTCCGCAAGCAGCAATTTGATGATGCACGCGCGGCCTTGAAGTCCTTCGGGTCAGGGCGCGGTGTATCGCTTCCGCCTGGGCTGGACCTGAAAAGCGCCCGTCAGCTTCTCCAGAACAATTTCGTCAAGCAGGGTAATCTGCTCAAGGCCGCGCTGTCTGGAGGCCTGCAGGAAGCGGTCCCGGTGAGTGGTGGCGGCCTCGGTTCATTTCTCTCGCCGACCGGCCACTCCAAGCTCGAACCGAAGCTATTCGCCGACCAGAACGCCAAACTCGACGAGCAACTGCTGCGTATCAAGCAGCAGGAAGCAACCGACACCAATACGATTGCCGATTTCGCGAGGCAGCAGATCAACGTCGAGGCCGACAAATTCGCGCAGGACGTCAAGATTAACGTTGCGGCGGGGCACCTGACGGACGCTCAGGGCAAGCAACTTCTCGCCAAGAACGAGACGGTCCGCACCGAGGAACTGCTGCACGCCGAGATGGAGCGGCAGCACCAGCTCGCGCTGGACGCGGTCGAGCTATCCACCGCCGCCAACGATAACGAGCGCGACATCCTCCAGTCGCTGGGCGCGATCGCGAAGACGGCGGCAGAGCGGCAGGCGATCGCGCTGCATGTCCTTGCGCTCGACCAGCAAGATGAGCGCATGAAGCTCAATGCGATCATCGCCGATCAACTTGCCTCCGAGGTCGAAAAGAAGAAAGCCAGGGACCGGCTTGCCAAGCTTGATGAGATCTATGCCGACCGTGCCAAGGCGATCCAGATCCAGAATGCCGGCCCGCTGCAGAACTATCTCGATGCCTTGCCCAAGACGATCGCGCAGATCGCCGAGGCGATGCAAAATCTCCGCGTCAATCAGTTCGAGGCACTCAACCAGCGCACCAAGCAGTTCGCCGACGATTTCTCCGATGCGTTCGGGCGTGCCGCGCAGGACATTCTCGACCTCAAAAATCCGCTCGACGTGCTCAAGAATCTGGTCAGCGATCTCGCGCATCAGTTCCAGCAGGAATTCATCGTCGGGCCGCTGACAAGGAAGATCCACGACGCAATCGGCGCGCCGCTGGCCGAAAAGCTCGTCACCGACAAGATCGGTGGGCAGACGGTGCATGGCGTTGCGTCCGATATCGGCCTCAATGCGCAGCAAATGTCGATCGCGATGAAGACCTCGACATCCGATCTGCTCGCGTTCAGCCAGGCCATCGAGCGCGCGACGGGTGCGGCACTCGGGGGTGGCCTGCCCGGCATCGGTAATTTAGGAAGCGGCGGACTGCTGGGCGGCAACGATATCCTGTCGGGCGGCACCAGCGGTCCGCTGATCGGTCTCGACGGCCAGCCGACCGGCGCGGGAATGACGTCGCTGGTCGATATGGACAAGCTCAAGGCCGCGAACGACAGCCTCGATCTACTCGGCACCAGCAGTGATCGTGCGGCGGCGGCGATGGCGGCGCAGGTGCCCGTGCTCGGCCAATTCGGCAGCGGACTGATGCAGGTTTTGTCCTCGCTTTCGGGCGGTGGCGGGGGCGGCGGCTTCCTCGGCGGCTTGCTCAAGCTTGGCGGCTCGTTGCTCGGCGGCCTGGGGGGCGCGCCAGATATTTCCGGCATCGCATCGGTCGGGCTGTCAGCTGACTTCCTAAAGGCTGGCAGCACCAGCCTGACGGAGGGCATCCCGATCGCAACCCTGCCCGGCTTCGCCTCGGGCGGGCGACCGCGCGGGCTGTCGCTGGTCGGCGAGAAGGGGCCGGAACTGTTCATGCCCGATGCCCCCGGCACGATCATCCCGGCGGGGAGCACAGCCAGCTTCATGCGCTCGATCGGGAACCTGAAACCGGCCAACGATCGCCGCCTCGGCGATATCCACGTCCATTTCCACGGCCAGGTCGATGAGCGCACCGCGCGCGTCTCGGGTCGGCAGGCGGCGATCTCGGCCCAGCGCGAGCAGGCCAAGGCTGCCAGGGCAGGCTACTGATGGCGTTCATCGATCAAAGGCTTCCGACCAAGGTCGAGCTCAACGCCGTCCGGCATGATGATGAGGATATCGAGATCGTCACCACCGACGGCGGCTGGGAAACCCGCAACGCGCGGCAAGCCTCGTCGCTGCGCAGCTGGGACATCAGCTTCCCCGCCGGCTTCTATGACGATGCGACGATCGCGGCGGTGATCGCGATGTACAAGGCCGCGCGCGGCAAGCTCCACAGCTTCCGCTTCAAGGACCCGGTCGAGAACGCGGTCGCCGATGCGCAGTTCGGCATCGGCGACGGCGCCACCACCACCTTCCCGCTGATCATTCCCTACACCGCCGGCAGCGAGACCTTCGAGCGCGCGATCACCCGCCCGATCTCTTCGATCACGATCAAGAAGGACGGCGTCGTCGCGGGCAGCGGCTATTCGGTCAATTATGCGACCGGCGTCGTCACCTTCTCGCCGGCGCCTTCGGTTGGCGTCGTGCTGAGCTGGAGCGGGGCGTTCGACGTGCCGGTGCGCTTCGACAGCGCGCTCGAAATGACCGCGCTGACGATCCGGCTGACCCATGTCGAAACGCTGACGATCAAGGAAGTGCGCGAATGACGCGGGCGTTCCTTTATCCTGATGAGCGGTCCGCATGACACGGACCTTGGGCGGCGCGCTCACGTCGCATCTGGCGACGCGCGATCACACCCGCGCGAAAATGATGCTGATCGCATGCCGCGACGGCACCACCCTCGGTCTGACCGATCATAGCCATGTGCTGAGCTACGATCTCGGCACCGGCGCGGTCGATTACAAGCCCGACACCGGCATCCTTCCCTCCGCGCTGTCCGCCAGCATCGGCTTCGAGACCGGCAATTTCGAGGTGACCGGCCCGATCGGCGCGGATGTCACGCTGGCGGGCGTGCTCGGCGGCAAATGGGATCAGGCGCGGGTCTATTTGTTCGAGGTCAACTGGAAATCATTGGGCAGCGGCAAGATCGCGCTGTTCGGCGGCTCCATCTCCGAGGCGCGGATCGAGGGCGGCAGCTTCGTGTTCGAGGTCCGCTCCGACGTCGACAGGCTCAACCAGTCGATCGGCCGCGTACTCGCGCCCTATTGCACCGCCGATTTCTGCGACGCCCAGTGCTCGCTCGACATCGCCGATTTCACCACGCCCGCGACGTTGACGGCGGTGATCGACGCGCTGCGCTTCACCGTCAGCTATTCCGGCACGATCCCCGACGACGATCTCAACGGCGGGACGGTCCTGTTCACCTCGGGCGCGCTCATGGGAACCAAGCCGGTCGAGATCTTCGACTGGGCATCGACAGGAGATGTTCAGTTGTTCGAGCCGCTGGCCGAGCCGCCGGCGATCGGCGACACGCTCGATCTGCGCTTCGGCTGCCTCAAGATCCGCAAGTCCGACGATCCACTCGCGCGCACCTGCATGTTCTACGGCAACATCGCCAACATGCGCGCCTTCCCCGAAGTGCCTGGCAGCGATCAGGTGCTCAAGGTGGCGGTGCCGGGAGCCGGCGGTGCTTAAGTACTGCAGAACGCCGTGCTCTACGAGTTGCGGGCTAGCCTCACCCTTTAACAGAGCCCGTCAGCGTTCGACGTTGCTGCAGCAGAAGGTTTCTAGCCCGTGGTGAACGGAATGGCAATTGTTGCCGAGGCGCGCGGCTGGCTCGGCACGCCCTTCCACTATCAGCAGAGCGTCAAGGGCGTCGGCTGCGATTGCCTCGGCTTCGTTGTCGGCGTCGCCGAAGCCTGCGGCATGCCCGGCCTGGGCGAGGATCTGCGCGCGGCGATGCACAGCTACAATCCCAGCCGGATCGATGCCGCGTTGCTCAAGATCGGCCTGCGCCGCCATTGCGACCCGATCGGCGCGATCGAGCCCGGCGCGCTGCTGCTGTGGCGGGTCGGCCAGCCGCCGAAACCCCAGCATCTCTCGATCGCGTCAGGGGACGGCCGCATGATCCATTGCTGGGGCCGGGGGCCTGAGCGCGTGATCGAGGTGCCGATCGGCGCCGGCCGGATGGAAACGCTCGACAGCATCTGGCGGCTCAAGGATGCCAGCCATGGCTGATCCGCTTAGCTTCGGCCTGACGCTGGCGCTGACCGCGGCGCAGATGGCGCTGACGATGACGCGCAAGATCGAGGGCCCGCGCCTCAACGATCTCAAGGTCAGCGTCGCGGATTTCGGCACGCCGATGAACTATTTCTACGGGCTGCGCCGCTTTCAGGGCAATCCGATCTTCTTCGCCGAGGATATCCGCGAGGAGAAGCACCATCACAAAGGCAAGGGCGGAAAGTACAACGATTACACCTATTTCGGCACGTTCGCGGTCCTGATCGCCGATCACCAGATCGATGCCGTGACGCGGATGTGGGCGGACAAGCATCTGATTTATGATGCAACCGGCGTCGGCCCGATCATGCCGTTCGCCGATCTGAGCGGCTTCGCCGTCATTGCGAATAAATTGCTGGGCCTGACCCCGCGCAACCATTGCCGCATCTATCTCGGGACCGAGGACCAGGAAGCCGACCCGCGCATGCTCGCCACGATCGAGGCGAAGTTCGGCACCGGGTCCTGCCCGGCCTATCGCGGCGTCTCCTATGTGATGTTTGACGACGTGCCGCTCGAAAAGTTCGGCAACCGCGTCCCGCAGATCTCGATCGAGGCCGTCTCGCATGCCAACCCGGCCTATCCGTCGGAGACCTTTTCGCCGGCGCCGCCGGGCCTGCCAGGGCTCCACGGCTTCAGCTTCTCGCCCGATTATTCGCACTTCATATCAAACGAGGGCGGCGCTTATTCCATTTGGGATGTGGCGGCCCGCGCCGAGATGATCTCGGGGACCGTCGCCAGCACCGAATTCGCGCCGCCGCATATCGGCATCTCGAACGATGGGACGGCCTATCTCCCCGGATATCCGACCGGCGTGCAGGCTTTTTCGGGCGACCTGATCACCAGCGTTGCCGGCAGCTTCGCCACCGCTACGCGCCAGGAAGCGACCTTCGTCCTACAGGACGGCAACGGCAACGAATGGCTGTTCACCAAGCCGTGGAGCGCTGGGCGGCTCTTCTACATGCGCCAGCTGCCGATCGGGCCGGTGTCGTCGGTGACCCCTGTTGACGCCTTCGGCGTCGATTTCCAGCCGCAATTCTTCTTCTCCGATGGCTATGGCGACATCTGGACGGTCGGCCTGGTTGTCGGCGCCTTTCAAAACCCGACCGAATTCTACATGGTGCGGCTGGTCGACACGAGCGGGCGGGGCGGGCCCGGCATCGTTTCAATCGGGACTGGACCCGCCGGGCCGAACGGATCGGTTGTCGGGCTGCACGATCTTGCCGACAAGCAATATGTGCTGCTCTGGAACAACAGCCTGCTGATCGCGGTCGACGATACGAGCTTCGCGGTCAAGTTCACCGTCGCCAGCGGCAGCAGCAACTATTATCAGCAGTTCGCCAATTTTCCGCCCGGCTCGTCGACCATCTGGCTCAACAATGTCGAAGTGAAGCTCTCCGATTTCTCGACGGTGCGCACCGTCAACATGCTCGACTGGACCAGCGCCAACAATGCGGGCGGCATCATCTACGATCCGATCAACCATGCGCTGATCTCGGGCGCGCTGTTCTCCGGTTCGATCACCTGGCGCTATCTCGACCGGGTGAGTTCGGACGGGGTGACCTTGGGCTCGATCATCTCGGATGTCGCGATCCGCTCGGGCATAGATCCGTCCGCGATCGACACCACCGATTGCGATCAGCTGGTCAAGGGCTGGTCCTGGACGCAAGGCAGCGGCAAGTCGATCCTAGATCCGCTGTGCGACGCCTATGACAGCATCCTGCGCCCGCATGATTTCGGGCTGGAGGCACTCAAGCGGGGCGCGGCCTCGGGCGGCACGATCGACGTTGCCCAGTTCGTGCGGCAAAGCGACAAGCGCTACGTCGTCGCGCGCACGCTCGAAACCGATCTGCCGCGCCGCGTCTATTTCAATTTCGCTGATGTCGACGCCGATCAGCAGCCCAACAGCGTGCCGTCGCAGCGCTCCGCCTCGGCGGTCGACGGCAAGCGCGAGCTTTCGATCGACATGACCACGCTCGCGCTCGACATCGATAGCGCGCGCTCGCTCGCCGATCGCGTGTTCCGCCGCCGCTGGTTCGGCCGGGTGGCGGTCAACAACGCGCTCTCCGCCCAATATCTCGCGATCGAGCCCGGCGACGTGCGCACGCTCAACCTCGACGGCGAAGTCTTCACCGGCATCGCCAGACGCTGGACCTACGGCGCCGATGGCGTGATCGCGCTGGAATGGGAGCGCGACGATCCGGTGGTGGCCTCGCTCTCTGGCGCGGCCGGCGCGCCGTTCGACGGGCGCGATCCGAGCGTGATCCTGGTGCCGCTGCCCTCCAAGGGCTTCGTGCTCGATATCCCGCTGCTGCGCGACGGCGACAACAGCGTCAACCCGCTGCTTTACTATGGCGCCGGGCCTTATGCCGCCGGCACCTGGCCGGGGGCGGTGATATTCGAATCGCTGGATGGCGGCGGCGAATATTCGACCGAGGTCGGGAGCGTGCCGTCGACGGCGGGATTGAGCTGGGGCGTCTCCACCGATGCGCTTGATGACGCCGATCCCTGGCTTTGGGATCGCGGCAACAGCGTCAACGTCATGATGCATAACGGCGCGCTGTTCAGCACCACCGAGGCGGCGTGCAACAGCAATCCTGCCGCCAACCTCGCGCTGCTGGGGCAAGAGATCATCCAGTTCACCACCGCGACGCTGGAGACCGACGGCAGCTACACGCTCACCGGATTGAAGCGCGGCCGCCGCGGCACCGAATGGGCGTGCGCCGGCCATGCCGCGGGCGAGACCTTCCTGTTGCTCGACAAGGTCGGTCATTTCGAAGAGGGCGCGAGCGACATCGGTACCGACCTGCTGTTCAAGGCGGTGACCGTCGGTCGCTCGGCGAGCAGCGCCTTCCCGGTGCCGGTCAACAGCTTCAGCGCGGCCAGCCTCAAGCCCTATGCCCCGGCCGGGGTGACGGCCGAGAAAGATGTGGCGTCGGGCGACTGGACGATCGACTGGACGCGTCGCTCGCGGATCGGCGGGGCGTGGACGAGCGGCACCAGCGTCCCGCTCGGCGAGGCGAGCGAGCAATATGAGGTCGATATCCTTAGCGGCGGCAGCGTGGTGCGGACGATCTCGGGCCTTACCTCGCCGACTGCGACTTACGACGAGGCTGCGCAGGTCGCCGATGGCGGCGACGTGGCGGAAGGGTCGCTCGACATCAAGGTCTATCAATTGAGCGACGTGGCAGGGCGTGGCTTCGCGCGCGAAGCGCTTTTCTAGGGGCAAAGGACAATGACGACGACGACGCCACGGCTCGGCATCACCGAGCTTGAGGCCAGCCAGGCCGTGCCCGAAACCACGGTGAACGAGGCGCAGCGCTTTCTGGAGCAGGGCGCGAACTTCTTCATCGCCAAGGACAAGGACACGCTCGCGCCGCCGGGATCTCCCGCCGACGGCGATTGCTATGTCATCGCTGGCGCCGGCACCGGCGGCTGGGCCGGCAAGGACCAGAAGATCGCGTTCCGTATGTCGACCGGCTGGCTCTACATTACGCCGATCGAGGGCATGCTCGCCTACATGCAGGATGAGAACAGCCGCTATGTGTTCGATGGGTCGGCATGGGCGGTGGACGGGAGCGGCGGGGCGAACACCACCATCACCACCTCCGAAGCGCTGTCGGCCGGAAATGTCTGCAATGTCTATACGAGCGCCGGTGCAGCGCGCATTCGCAAGGCGAATGCGACCGACCTCACGAAGCCAGCCAACGCCTTCGTCACCGCTGCGGCAGGGTCCGGATCGTCGGCAACGGTCTTTTTCACCGGCCAGATCATCACCGGCCTTTCAGCGCTGACGCCCGGCACGACCTATTATCTCGATACCACCGGCGGCGCGATCACGGACACGCCGCCATCAAGTTCCGGCAATGGCGTGCAGCAGATCGGGTTCGCACTCTCCGCCACCACCCTTCTCTTCGATCCTCAACCGATGATTGGACTGTGATGATGATCAAACGCTTCCTCCCGCTGATCGCGCTGGCGATCGCCTCGGCGTCCTTCGCCGCCGACAAGCCGCTCGTGATGGAGAGCGGGCAGATCAAGCAACTGCCCTCCGCGACCAGCCTGCAGTTGCAGGCACCCACGACTGCGAACGCCAGCATCAACCTGCCGCACGGCACCGCGCCGACCTCCCCGACGAACGGCGATTGTTGGACGACGACAGGAGGTTTCTATTGCCGGATCAACGGCTCGACCGTGGGACCCTATAGCACCGGGTCGGGCAGCGGCAGCGTCACCAGCATTGCGACGTCCGGCCTCGTCACCGGCGGCACGATCACCAGCACGGGCACGATCAGCCTGTCGAACATCGGCTCCGGCGACGTCGTCGGCAATTCCGGCGCATCGAGCGCGGCGCCTGCCGATACCACGCTGACCGCGATTATCGATCGGGCGATCGGGGGCACGCAGGGACAGATCCTTTACCGCGGATCGTCCACTTGGTCGGCCTTGTCGCCTGGCACGGCGGGCCAGGTTCTCCAGACTGGAGGCAGTGGCGCAAATCCCGGCTGGGCGACGCCGGCTGGCAGCGGCGGCGGTGGCGGTGGCGCCTATTCGGTGCCGGCTGTTGGTACATTCGCCTGGGTGAACCAGAGCACCTCGACGGCGGACCAGTTGACGAGCACCGGGCCGATCCTGATGACGACGCCAAGCACCGGGCTGAACTGGCGCATCCTGAAAATCGCCATTCCCTCGACGCCTTACCGCGTGCGGGCGCTCCTGCGGGGCATGTCCACCAGCGAGGCCCCCTCCGCCGCTTGGGCCAAGGGGCTCTATTTCTACGACGGCACCAAACTCGCTGGTATCGAGGCCTGCGTCGGCTGCGCAGGCACGGCGGTCGGGCAAACCCGCGTCGAGAAAATCACCAACGTCACGACGGACAGCAGCACGGTCACCAGCAACAATTATTATGGCAGTGCGCAGGTTCGCAACGAGGTCTTCTGGGCGCAGATCCGCGACGATGGAACGACGCTCTATTTCGATACGAGCCTCGATGGCGACAACTGGATCAACCTCACTAGCTTCTCCCGCGCATCTTTCATCACGCCGACGCATATCGGCTGGGGCGGAGTCTCGAACAATAACGGCATCTTCGTCTCGCTGCTGGCCTGGACGGTGGATTCGACCGCAAGCCTGAATTAGCCGCTAACAGTTATCGCTTCCGTCGACTGACTTGTATTGGTTACCCGTAGCATATCTTTCGGCTTCATCCACATGGCGAGAGCGGCCCGGACAGGTTCGTCGATATAGCGGAGCAAGAGATAGGCCATCGCGGCCACCGCAACGATCGTGCATGATGTGGAAGCGGCGTCGCCATAGCCAAGTGCCCTCGTGAGCATCACGACCGCGATCATCACAGGATAGTGCACACAATAAACCGGGTACGACATTCGGCCGAGAAAGGAACAGATCTTATCCATTGATCGCGGAACGGCGTAGGAGGCGCCAAGCCATAATATCATCGGGCTAATTGTTAGAGCGAAGATAAGATCCCGAGGCGCCCGCCATTTGTCTGGATCTTGCCAAAAAAAGAAGATCAAGACCGGCCACCCGACCACTGCAAGCAAGCTTCTTGGCGACCGCGGGCTGGAGCACGATCGTGCGATAAGTTGGCCTATGACGAAGGCATAGAGTGTTCGGAAGGCTCCGAAATAACCAAAGTGCCAGGCTGCTCCCAAGTTCAAAGTGTCGGCTATCTCGGTCCCGGCAACAACGAACAAGGCTGAGGCGAGGGCCACGATGAACAGGATCTTGTCGCGGCTCCGGCAGAGCACGAGACAGAACACCAGGCTGGCGCCGATCTCGAAGAGAAGAGACCACGATGGTGCGTTGAGTGGAAACAGATCGCGGCCCGACGGGAGCGCCGGCAGCATCAGGATGGCCAATCCCGAGGAAGCGGCCAATTGATCCGCCGAGAGAAAGTGAGGAATCCATGGTGGTAGCAAGATCAAGGTTTGCACGAGGCCGAGAATCGCGCCGATCAAATACATTGGATAAAGCCGGATCAGGCGCGCCTGAATAAATCGAGCAGCGCTAAGACCTTGCTGAAGACTTTGCTCATAAGATCGGGTCAACACGAAGCCGCTGAGCACAAAGAAGAAATCGACGGCAAGATAGCCAGAGTTCACCACGTTGATGTCGAAGCTTCGTAGGTGAAAGAGAACGACTGCAATCGCGCCAATTCCGCGCAGGCCGTCGAGCCCATGATTTCTCTCATTCATGACGCAGAGGACTTACGCATGCCGACATCGGTGACAAGTGCCAGTTACGCTTAATGCGGCCCAAAAAAGAACACCGTTGATCGATTGGTCTACTAACCAATGAGCCACGCCATGATCCATCAATACGGTAATGGGCTGAACTCCGACCGCGCCTGGTGCGTGGCTTTCTATTCGTGACGCGCTGACGGTGAGGGGTGACTGATGAGCGGTTGGTGGACTGACCAGTGGCAGACGCTGGTCGGGGTGGTGAGCGGCGCAGGCGGCGGCGCGCTGCTCGTCAAGCTGGTCGATCAGTTCCGCCGCAAGAGCGAGCATGACGACGATCATGAGCATCGCAAGCGCCAGCAGAGCGATACCGTCGCGCTCGACATGGTCCAACATTACGAGGTGCGGCTCGCGGCGGTCGAGGAGAAGCACGGTAAATGCCAGGAGGAGGTCAGCAAGCTTCATGAATTCTATTCGGACATCAAGGCCGATCTCCACGCGCTGCTGACCGCGATCGAGCTATCACCCGAAAAGGCGATTGAAGCCGTCGCCATCATCAAGGCCAAGAGCGGTGCCAAGGTCAACAACGCCCGCCAAGCCGCGCAGATCGAGACCTCGTCGGACAGCGTGCGCGATCACGTCAACGCGCCGACCGCATCCGCCAAGGCAGTGCGCCCGGCGATCATACCCAAAAACTGAAAGGTTCCAGATGACGATCAATTGGAAGCTCGTCCAGCTCAGCCTGGGCGTGACGCCTGATGGCGTTCCTGGCCGACGAACCTATACCGCGCTTTTCGAGCATATGGCGCCGAAGGCATCGCCGACCATCCTCGCCTCGCTAGGCAATGCCGCAGCAGTGCATTTCCCGAAATATGGCGCCGCAGAGAATGCTGCTCGGCTGGCCGATTTCCTTGCGGAGACATGCAACGAAAGCGGCGGATACAGCCAGTTCGAGGAGAATCTCAACTATTCAGCCAAGCGCTTGATGGAGGTGTGGCCGTCGCGGTTCCCGTCAATCGCCGAGGCGCAGCCCTATGCGAACAATCCGGTGCAGCTGGCAAACAAGGTCTATGGCGGCCGGATGGGCAATATCCAGCCGGGGGATGGCTGGGCCTATCGCGGGCGCGGGCTGCTGGAGCTGACCGGCCGTGGCAACTACGAGGGCACCGATCGCCGTCTCGGCATCGGGCTCGACATCAACCCGGATCTGGCCGCCGTGCCGGCGCTCTCACTGCTGATCGCGCTCGATTTCTACACCACGAACAATGTCTGGTCAGTGCTCGATACCGGCCACCCGATCGAGGCGCGCAAGATCACCAACGGCGGCACGGTCGGGCTGGATAACGTCAACATACTGCGCGCGCGGGCGATGGAGATCATCGGATGACGCAGGTCGATCCCGAGCATCGCAGCGACAAGCTCGCGCTGTTCATCCTCGCCGGGCTGGTGGTGGCCGTGATCGGCGGCATCGCGTTCGGCGTCTTCTGGCGCAGCCTGGTTCCCGACAAGGGTGACGTGCTGCTCGGCTCGATCGTCACCGGCCTGATCCTGTTCCTGCGCGATCTCGTCAACGCGGTGAAGGCCAGCTGGGAGGAAGTGACCCGGACTCGGGTGACCGATCAGCTCGCAGCCGGAAGCCCCTCGGGTGATCCGCAGACCGTGCGCGTCGATCAGCCTGCTGATCAACCCATCCCGGTGGAGACGAAGCCATGACAATCATAGAGACGATCCTTGCCTGGTTGATTTGTGTCGGCCTTGTCGTGGTCTGGCTGTTCGCGCAGTTCGCGCGCGGGATGACCACTACTGGAGACGCGGACCTCGGCAAAGGCCCGAACATTTGCCTCGTCATCGGCCTCATTGGCTTAGGTCTCTTGTGGTGGAGCGCGTTGAGATGATCGCGTTCCTCGTTTCGCTGGCTCTCCGCGCCGGCGTACCGCAGCGCTTCGCCAGGGTGGCCGCGATCGGCGTGCTGGCGCTCGCGCTCATCGCCGCCTTCTTCATCGGCAAGGCGATCTACGATCACCGGCTGATCGCCCGGCATGATGCCAAGGCCAACGCCACGGCCGAGCGCCAGGCGCGCGAGAGCGAGCACAAGGCCGACGCCGCCACCAATCCCATCGTCAACCAGAATGCGGCCGAGCAGGCCGCGCGCCAGGAGGCCATCCGCAATGCCACCGACCAACATCCGCAAGACGCTGCTCGCCCTGTCGGCCCTGCCAGCAATGCTGTTATCGACCGGCTGCGGCAACGTCAGCGTGGAGCCCATAAAACCAGCCCCTGAGCGCGTCGCCGAGGTTCCGGCCCCGCCAGTGCCCGAGGGCAATGTTGCTTGCGCCTATGACGCCACGCTGCGCTGTCTCGACGACAGCCAGAATGCCGAACTGCTCGACGGCTATGCCGCCGCGCTCGATGCAGCCAACGCCAAGCTGCACTGGCTGGCGATCTTCTTCGGCTTCACCGACAAATAGAAGGAATTCGACATGAATATAGTGATGCGGCTGGCCGCGATCGTCGCGGCCGGCACGGCTTTCTGCGCGCCCGCTTATGCCGGCACGATTCCCAACCAGGCGGCGCTCAACGCCGCACTGGCAATCGCGCGAGGCGGTGAAACGCTGGCGCTGGCGCCCGGCGGCTACAGCGTGACGCTGAGCGCCAAGAGCTATGCCAGCCCGGTGATCATCACCTCGGCCGATCCGGCGCACCGCGCCAAGATCGGCTGGTTCTCGCTTAGCAATGTGGGGAACCTGACCTTCCTGAAGGTCGACATGGCCCGCAAACCCAAAGATCCGACGAGGCCTAACGCAGAAAATCTCGGCAAGATCGCCGGCGGCCGCAACATCAGCTTCGACGGCGTCTACTTTCACGGCTCGCTCGATAATGACGCGCGCAACGACATGGTCGGCCCCAACATCGGCAACGTCGATGGCCTCCGGATCGTCAATAGTCGGTTCGAGCAACTGATGGCCGGCTTCCGCCTCGGCGCCTGCAAGAACGTCACGGTGGCTAACAATGTCGTCACCGCGCTCCGCTCGGACGGCTTCAACTTTGCGGCCAGCACCAATGTGCTGATCGAGCGCAACAGCTTCTCGATTTTCCAGCGCAACACCACCGATCATCCCGACGCTATCCAGTTCTGGACCCAGGGCTCGACCAAGCCTTCGGCCAACATCACGATCCGCTACAATGTCGTGCTGCCCGGCGCCGGCAACGGCATGCAGGGTATCTTCCTGGCCGACCAAGTCGGCAACCTGCCCTATTCGAACGTGCTGATCGAGAAGAACCTGATCGTCGGACTCAATATGGCGAATGGGATTTTCCTGAGCCATGTCAACGGGCTGATCGTGCGCAACAATACGGTGGTTTCGCCCGTCGATGACGGCAACCCGGTCTGGATCAGGATCGACAAGGCCACCGGCGTGAGCGTCACCGGCAACATCGCCGATTTGTTCAACGGCGTCAGCTCTGCCGGCAACCGGCTAACCAGCGCCAGCGGGATCGACTTGAAGCTGCTCACGACGGCCAATCTGCCGAAGCTCACGGCCGCGCAGCTGATCGTGCCGGGGATCGGCTATCAGCCGCAGTAAGCGCTAATCAGCTGCGTCACGAAGGCCGGGCCGGGGAAGAGATCTCCCGGCCGCTTTTGTGTCTGGAGCACCGAAGACCGGCGCAGTCGTGCTCGGCCGCCGCTTCGGCAATGGCGGCTCCGGCAGCTCCTCGGGCCAATAGGCGGTGGCAACCTGCTCGCCGGTGCGGAGGTCATAGACGGGTTCAGGCATCCTTCTCGCCAAAAAGCACCTCAACCACATAGCGGACGGCGAGTTCGGTGCGTTTCTCGATGCGCGCCTCGCCGCGCTCCATCAGGCCGACCGTCACCCGCGACATGCCGATCAATTCCCCGAGTTCGGCTTGTGACAGACCTGCGTTCATGCGTAAGGCCTTCAGCTCTTCAGGTTGCATTAAACTCGCCTCGATAATATATCAGGCACCTAGCACCGGTCCCGCTTCTTGTGGCGGTTCCCGGCGCTTCGTTAGGCTAGAAGCGGATTTCGATCTCGATCGTTATCCACTTCGTCACCATTCGAAGGATGTAGCTTATCATAGCTATTCTCCTTCAAAATCAGCCGGGGGTGCCTCCCCGTCTGACAAGATTGTGATAGCTCACTTATCATTTCGGCGCAAGCGAAAAGTGATAAGTGAGCTATCTTTTTATGTGCTCCACACCTCCTTGCCGAATCATTCCGCGCTTGCTCCAATGGCGCCATGACCCTCGACGAAGCCCTCGATCACATCTGGCGGGAATATCCATTCTGCGCGAGGCGAGACATCCACACGCCCGAGATGCGGGTGGCGCTGCGGACAGTCCTGGCTGCTCGGCCGAAGCTGAAGAAGGATCTGATCGAATATTGGCACGCCACCGAGTTCGAGCCGGACCTTCCAGCCAATCGCACCGTTCACAAGATTGCGCCGGTGCATCCGATCTGCGTTGGGATCATGCGCGGGGCGGGAAGGCCTGGGTTTTAGGAGGATCACTGCCGCGCGAGCGGTTCGTGACCAGGCTCGTCATGGTACAGCACGTCGCCAAGCAGCCGCATGTCCACTGCCTGACCGCAATGGTTGCAGACATAGAAATGCTCACGTTCATCAAGCACAGGCGCCAGCGGCTTGCCTTTCGAAGCGTTCAACATCTCGCGGTCGATCCTCACAGCAGCGCTCGCACCGTTGCATGGCGGAGCTTCCCGCCGCCCCTTAGAAACTGTACGCGGGCATGCACCTCGGGCTCGACCCATTGCGCGCCCTTGCGCTTGTCGACGCGCAGCGGTGGCCCCAGCCGCTGCAACCGCTCCATATCCGCCCAGAAACGATCCCTCTCCTTGTCGGACAAGGTCAGCATCGCCCCGCCGACATATTCCAGCTCGCCATCGTGCTCACGCGCCAACAGCGCCGTCATCGGCCCGGTGCCGCGTTCGGTGCCAACCACCACGAAGTTTTCTTCCTCGAAGCACTTCACCTTCAGCCATGCCGTCGAGCGGCCGCTGACATAGCGGCTGTCGATGCGCTTCGAGACGATGCCCTCAAGCTCCATAACCCTGGCCTGCGCAAACATCGCATCGCCGTTGCCGATGACATGCTCGCTGAACTGGAGCGGCCATTTCGGATCGTGCCCGCCGATCAGCGCCCGGAGACTGTCGCGGCGGTCGATCAGGCCAACCTTGCGAAGATCATTGCCGTCGAGATGGAGCAAGTCGAAGGCATAGAGGATTAGGCCATGTGGCTTCCCGCTCAGTGACGCGCGCAGAGCGCGGAAATCGGAAACGCCGTTCTCGTCCTGAACGATCAGCTCGCCGTCAATAATGGCCCGATCGCAGGGAAGCGAGGCAGCGGCCTTGACGATGTTCGCATATTTTGCGGTCCAGTCGTGGCCGTTCCGCGTGAAAGCCCGAACGCTGGCACCATCCTTGATCAGCTGTGTGCGATAGCCATCGTGCTTGATCTCATGCAGCCACCCGTCTCCCGCAGGAGGATCGCTGACTGATGTGGGCAGCAGCGGCGGGATGAAGCGCAGTTCGGACATGGCGCGAGTCGACTCCCATGCGCCGAGTCGTGTTCCCGGTGAGTCGAAATGAATCTTCGCATCACAAATCCAGCCCCCGCCGACCTATCTCCGCGAGAGGGGCTTGGGCATCCTTTCCCGCGCCACGCCTCAGTGCTTCCTGCATACATCGCCGCCACCAAAATATGACCAGCGCAGCGCCGTTCCCGATTTCACCATCGCGCAACTGAGATCGCCAGCCGCGGGGGATATGCACCACGCTCCGGTGCGCGTACCCTTGGCGCGTCCTTCCGACAGGCAGGAGAGCTGCGACCCGTGGACGAGAATGTGGCCGTAGCGGCTCCGGCCATGCCCGCCGCCGAGGAGCGCCACGAGCGCGTCGCGCGCGGCGATCCCGCTTGCAGCCGGGCAAGGCTGCCCAGGCCTGCACGTTCCGTCGATCTCCCGCGCGGCGATCCCGGCGAGCCGGATATTCATCCCCTCCGCGCACCAGATCGGCCCGTCGCCGTCCCACACGCGTGTCGGCGTGCAGGTGAAATGATGGCCGGCAGCGACGATGAGGAGTGAGGCGAGGATGTGGAGCATGGGCATGCCTTGTATCAAATTCGAGATGAAACAGAGGAGGTACAAATTGTGCCGCCTCCTGTGCCGACATGAACCGTTGGCCTTGGCGCGTTTCGCGCGTTCGTGATTGACGGCTCTGCCGCAGAAATCTAGGGAAACCGCCACCGCCCCCGTAGCTCAGCAGGACAGAGCGACGGTTTCCTAAACCGCAGGTCGGGAGTTCGAGTCTCTCCGGGGGCGCCATCGGGCATGTCGATTGATTCTGCCGTGTTGGGAAGCGGCCTCAGTCGACGAAATCGCGAGGTCCTGA